CCACATTCTTCACCTCACTCTATACATTAACAGAGTTAAATACTATTACATATAATATAATGTGTAACATATCTTGGGCTATACTAAGAGCATATTAATGCTTACTCATATAACCTTTACACATAAAAACTATTAATGTTCAAAGGATTAAACACTATTAATGCTTAGAGGAAATGAAAAGGAAAGCAGGCATAAAGCCTGCAATCCCTTAGAAGCTTGCCAATACAGGTGCTCCACCCTGACCTTCTTCATGCAACAGCCAGAAGTTAGAACCATCAGAGCCAGTGACATTGCTGAGCATTGGATTGCTTGGAATGCCTTTGACTGCAACTGCACCTGTCTTTGCACCATAGGTGAAGAAGAGCTTGCCTGTCTTAGGATTCTTCTTCACATCAATGCGTGATACATTCATTTGTGCTTTGAACTGTTCAACTGTCAGTGTGTCATTGAAAATAAGATTCTTTTCCATAATGATAAAATGTTAAATTGTTAATAAATGGTTATTTTACCTACGGGGGTAGGACCCCCTTGGGCTAAGTGATGGGGAGGGTGTGGTTGGTGTAACTACCACTCATAAAAATATCACAGAAAAAAAAATTAGAAAAAAAAAATTAGAAAGTGGATAGGGGGGGGGTCAAAATCACCCCTATACTAATTAGAAAGGTGGAGAAAAGCAGTAAAAAAAAAGAGAAAATTATTTTTCCTATAAATTTTTCATTTATATATTTGCATATATCAAAACTTTTATCTACCTTTGCATCCCAGTAGAGGTTAATGGCGGATTAACCTTTCACCCATGAGGTTAAAAAGTAATGGGTTAGAAGTTGGGTTAGTACTCTCACACTTACATAGAGAGGAGGTTGTCCCCAATACTACTAAAATTGCTACTATATAAATTAGATTGCATGGGCACATCCACCTGAGAAAAGGCACAGGGAATCATGCTATAGGGGTATAATCAAGAACGGGTCTAATGAAGTTAGTAGTTAAAAGGAGATTAGAAATAACTCTTATGAAGCCATAACAAAGCTTCAGGGATATTACTATATACAAGAATGAAGAAGATAGGTAATTACATTAAGGATTCTATTAAATGGTTATGGCAGTTTCCACAGAATATGCTTGCTCTATGTATAGAGGGTGTATTGTGCCAAGCTGCATATAGAGAAGGTAAGGCAGATGGTAACACTATTATAGTGAATATTACTCTACCTTCAGCTATGTCTTTAGGAGATTATCTCTTTGTGAATCCTATGTCATCACAAAAATCTATTCAACATGAATGTGGTCATAGTAAGCAATCTGATATATTAGGTCCACTATATTTGATAGTAATAGGAATCCCATCACTACTACATAACATAGTACATTATCTGTGTAGTAAGATAGGAATTAAATGGAACTACTACAGTTTTTATACTGAATCTTGGGCTAACAAGTTAGTAGGAATTACTTGAAAAGAATATAGATAAGACCTAAAATCAAGCCTAACTTTACTCCTTCAAGACAAGAAAATGATACTTGAATTGAAAATAATTGGAGAAAAGCTTGCACAATTCAAATATTTTGCTTACCTTTGCAGTGCAATTAAGGAAAATTGGTTTTAGGAAATTTCCACATAAGGAATGTTACTTTAACCAGTTGTTTAAGGTAACATTCTTTTTTTTTTATTGCCCCATAGTATAGTTGGTTATTACACGGGATTTTGGCTCCTGTAACATAAGTTCGAGTCTTATTGGGGTAACAAATAATAGAGAAGATGCCCTCTTAGTACAATGGACAGTACATGAGTCTTCTAAACTTAGAATATAGGTTCGATTCCTATAGGGGGTACTAAATGTTGGGTTAGAATAGGTGGTCAGTTCACCAGACTTTCAATCTGGAGAGAGGAGTTCAAACCTCCTACCCAATACAAATAAATGGAGCTATCTACTAAGGGTTAGGTAACTGCCCTCTCAAGGCAGAAATTTGGGTTCAAATCCCAATAGCTCTACAACTTAGGGTGTGTAGCATAGTGGTTAATGTGCCTGACTGTCAATCAGGAGATTGGGGTTCAATTCCCCCACATCCTGCTAATCCACTTTTAATCTACTAAAGTCCTATCCTACAGAGGTAGGTAGGCAAATGGAGGATTAAGCCTAATTGGTAAGGCAGTAGTCTTGAAAACTACCAGTAATCATGTAAAAGTGATGTGTCAGTTCGAGTCTGACATCCTCCTCTATGGATGCTTGGAATAGTAATTATAAATCACATCAGGGCAACCTTGGTTTAGGTGCTGCAATAGCTTATTACACCTCTCAGTGTATTCCTATCTCTATTCCCCTAAATGATACTCAAGGGTATGATTTAGTTATAGATGATGGAACCTTGAAGAGGGTTCAAGTAAAGACTACAAAGTCTCAGACTAAGTTTGGAGATTATATAGTTCAACTTAGGAATACAGGAGGCTCTTCTGGAAAGAGTGTGGTGAGACTATTTGATAACTTGAGCTGTGATATTTTATTTATAACTACAAGAAGTGGGGATAAATATCAAATACCAGCTTTAGAGATTAAATCCAAAGCTACTATCACACTTAATAGTAGCTATGATAAGTATAAGGTATAAAAGTTCTTTGACATATTGGTGAAGGAAAATGGAGAGTAAACCTAAGAGGTCTTAGGGACTGTCTGCTAAACAGATTGTACCAGCAATGGTATGTGTTTCAAGTACACTGCTCTCCGCACTAAAAATTATGTAGGAGTAAGGGATTGAAATGGGTTCCTCCTACCATATACATTATAATGTGGTACTGGAAAAAATGTATATGTTCCATTTCACAATAATATAGATGTAGCCTAATGGGTAAGGCACTACATTTGGGATGTAGAAAATGTAGGTTCGAGTCCTATCATCTATACTAATGGGGTTTGTGGTGTAATTGGCTAACACACCTCCCTTGCAAGGAGGAGTTCAGGGTTCAAGTCCCTCATTCTCCACACTATGTTTTCATGTTTTCATAATGTTGAGCTTTTGCTTAGACCCTCTTTTGGGTAGTTAGAGGTTAAAGAAACTACCCTATCAATGCTCCTTAGTTCAGTGGTAAGAATGCTTGGCTTACATCCAAGAGGTCATTGGTTCAAATCCAATAGGAGCAACTATTATGGGTTGTTAGCTATAATGGTTAGAGCAGGGGACTGTTAATCCTCAGGTTGCAGGTTCGAGTCCTGCACTTCCCGCTATGAAGAAAGAAGAGATATTAAAAGTAGAAGACAGGAGTAAGATAGATAAAGTTATCTTCAACTATCCTGAGTTGATGTCTTCAGATGCTGAAGACACTATTAAGAAGATGTATATGGAAATGACATCTTTGGATGCTGAATTGCAACAGGCAAGAGACAAAGTAAGAGACTTGGAGAATGCTGTAAAAGAAGCTAAAGGAAAATGGAATAGTATGCAAAATCTCTTTACATATACTCATCCAATAAATGAAAAAGTATATGTGACAGAATCCTGTGCATTTGCCATTCAAGGTCATGGTAATGACATCATAGGTAAGACTACAGTTATGTAGAATATTGGTTCATAGTTTAATGGTAAAATGCTGGTCTCCAAAACCAGAGTTATAGGTTCGATTCCTATTGAATCTGCATATATTGGCATATCTTCTAAAGGTTAGGAAACTGCTCTGATAAGGCAGTAATCTTGGTTCAATTCCAAGTATGCCAACTTATATTCTGATATACTTCAATAGGTAGAAGGATGCTCTCATAAGGCATTAGTTATAGGTTCGAGTCCTATTATCAGAACTGTGTTAGTATTTTAATTGGTTAGAAGTCTTGACTGTGAATCAAGAGGGTATGGGTTCAAATCCCATCTAACACCCCAACATACTCACATAGCTCAGTAGGTTAGAGCAGGAATCTTATACATTCAAGGTCAGGGGTTCAAGTCCCTTTGTGAGTACTATAGGATAGTGATAGATAATAGTGGAATTGGGATACCAAGGGTTCTATAAAAGATGACTACAGGTGAAAGTACCTGTGTGTAGGTTCGACTCCTACCTATCCTATATCTTGGAGTACCAAAGTGGCTAATGGCACAGACTGCAAATCTGATGATTCGTGGGTTCAAGTCCCACCTCCAAGTCTTACAAGCTCCTATAGCTGAATTGGTTAAAGCACCTGTCTCTTAAACAGGGGACTCAAGGTTCAAGTCCTTGTGGGAGCACAACCCCAACCTTGGCAAATATTCCCCCAAAGCATTGATGGTGGATGCTCTGGACTTTTAATCCTGAGAGTAAGGTTCGACTCCTTATGGGGGAACATAACATATTATTAACTCCAAATTTTTAATTGTTATGGAAATGTTTTTATTCGGATTAGTTACCTTTACTGCTGTAATAAGTAGTGTAGGTTACATAAGCAGGTAATCAAGGTGATTACTCTGCTTTATTTCTGGAGTGAAATAATAGATAATGGGTACATAACAGCAGCAGACTGTAAATCTGCCCTCCTTTAACAAATTGCTGTATTGGACTTTGGAGTAGGGGAGTTCGAGTCTCTCTGTGCCCACTTCAATAGAAATCTTTGTCCTTGACTTATGGAAAGTGATGTGGGTAGAGACACAAATAAGTCATTTGGGTGCTGGGCAGGTATGGTTACATTGCGGAGGACTGAAAATCCTTAGAACAAAGTTCGATTCTTTGAGTACCCACTATATACTCCTGTGGTGGAATTGGTAGACACACTTGCCTCAAAAGCAAGAGCTTGAAAAAGAGTAAGAGTTCAAATCTCTTCAGGAGTACTTATAATGCCCTCTTGGTGGAATTTGGTAGACACGCTGGATTTAGGCTCCAGTATGAAGTAATAGTAGTGTAAGAGTTCGAGTCTCTTAGAGGGTACTAAAAATAATTTGAAAATAGTTAGGAAAATATTTGGTAGTTCCAATTATTTTGCTTAACTTTGCAACATCAAAATAAGAGAATATGTTTGAAGAAGATAGCCTATTTACTCCAATGGAATCAAGCAGAAGTACAGAAGTATCTGGTTCTCAGTTCTTTATTAACTTCTTAAATCAACTTGAAGGTTGGAAAACTAAGTGTAAGAACTTGCATTGGGCAGCACCTAAGAAGAATATCCATGTATATCTTGATGAGTTCCTTGATATATTGTCAGACTATCAGGATGGTCTTGCAGAAGGATATATGGGAATACTTGGTAAAATGCAACCTAATGCTATTAAGGGAACTCCAAGTGATGCACTGAATGCTTTTGACTTTATAAGTGAAGTCAAGTCTGCTACTATTGCATTTTATGATAAGATTCCTCAAGAGACTGTTTATAAAGGTATAGCATCTGAGTGTGAAACCTTTATTCAGAATATCAATAAGTATGACTACTTATATCACTTATGTGATATAAGACCTTATTGACAAGAGATGCTCTCATGGTGGAATGGTAGACACAACAGACTTAAAATCTGTCAATCAGCAATGGTTGTCTGGGTTCAACTCCCAGTGGGAGTACCAATTGCCTCTGTAGCTCAATGGTAGAGCACCTGTTTTGTACTCAGATGGTTGAGGGTTCAAGTCCTTTCAGAGGCTCAAATGTAGGTATGGTGTTAGTGGTTAGCATATGACATTGCCAATGTCAAGGGGTCAGTTCAAATCTGATTATCTACTCAAATGCAGGTATAGTATAAAGGTTAGTATGTAACACTTCCAATGTTAATGTGTGGGTTCGATTCCCACTATCTGCTCAAATATACATCGTGGGGTAGTGTAATGGAAACATGTGAGCCTCATAAGCTCAAGAAGCAGTAATACTGTGTTGGTGGTTCGAGTCCACCCTCCGCAACTAATTTAGATAATATGGAAGAGATAGAAAAGGCAAAGATGACAAGAACCAAAAAGACCAATGGTTCAGAGGCTCATCAAGTTATGACTGCATTAACTGATACTACAATCAGAGGTATTGTAAGGTCAGCCAATGAGGAAGGAATTAAGAGAGAGGATATAGTTTCTCTACTTAAAGAAAATGGTCAGTTTGTATTAATCTACTTTAGATAAAAACATTATGGAAATGGAAGAGCAGAAGACAATAGAAAGACCCTTGATGAGTGAAGAGGAGTTCAAGGATTATATGGAGAAGAATAGAGTGGATATTGTGGGAGATTTCTATGGAAAAGGTATTCTTCACCTAAGAACTTATGAAGCAGTAAGCAAGTTCAAGTCTGTAAGGAGAGCAATCAAAAGAGGTCATGTATCTCTTGATGGTATTATCTTCCCTAAGAGACCTTTCAATAACAAAGCTAATACTTGTAAAAGAAAAGGTCATTGCAGTAGGACTATTAATGAAAGAAAGAAGATGATTTATGAGCAACTTAAACACAGAAAATCAGCCTAATGATTACAATGAGGTGCCAGTATTATACTGCAAGCATTGTCTATCATTGAATATTAGGAACATTCCAAGAATGGAGGATTCAGATTACTGTGATGAGTGTGGCTCCACTGATATAGGAGAATGTTCAATAGAAGAGTGGGAGACTCTATACAAGAATAGATATGGACATAAATTCCTTGAAGAGTATTAACAACTTAATTATAAATTAATATGGAAGAGCAGAAGGGAAAGGTTGTAGAGATGCAACCAACAACAAAGGAAACAGAGAGACCTGAAAAGATGTCTTATGAGCAGTTAGAGAACATAGCTCATCAGCTTAGTGAGCAGGTTAAGCAGTTATATATGAAGCTGCAAGCTGCTAATATGGGTAATATGTTCAAGAGACTTGACTACTTGTTTAAGGTAGTAGAGAATGGACATATGTTTAAGCAAGACTTCCTTGAGAAGTGTATTGCTGAGATTGAGGAGCTTATGACAGTTCCTGAAGAGGTTGAGGAAGATAATAAGGAAGAGGAAACACCAGATATTAAAACTGAAGAGTAAGATACATGATGAAGAAGGCTAACAACATAGTTAGAATCCCCACTTCATTAAATGGTAAATTCTTTAGATATTGGTTTGAATTTTTAGAGCCTTTTCATAAGCTAACTGATAGAGAGATTGATGTAATTACATCCTTTGTCAAGCAAAGATATGAACTCAGTAAAGTTATCAAGGATAATGAGATACTTGATAAGGTTACAATGAGTGAAGATACAAAGAAGAAAGTAAGGGAAGAGTGTAATATCACTCTCCCACACTTTCAAGTAATTATGGGCAAGCTAAGGAAGAATAAAGTTATCATTGATGGTAAGATTAATCCAAGGTTTATTCCCAACATTGATGAAGAGACTGGCACTTTCCAACTATTGTTACTTTTTGAATTGAAATGAATTATCCTGATATAATTGGTAAGGTTTCTGAAGAGTTGAATTTACCTAAAGAAGTGGTAGATAAAACATATAAGGCATTTTGGTTATTTATTAACCAATCCATACAGTCCTTGCCATTAAAGGAGAATCTTAATGAAGAGGATTTTGCTAAGTTAAGAACAAATTTCAACATTCCATCACTGGGTAAACTGACTTGCACTTATGATAGGATGTTAGGTATGAAAAAGAGACTCAAGTTTATTAAACAGATAAGGGAGAAGAAATGTTAAAAGTTAAGAAAATAAAGCCAATGTTCACTGCACTTATCACTACAATGGATAAGTATGAACATGATATGATGGTAGGAGCAGGTCTCATTGATGTGACCAAGAGAGAGGGCAGCCTAAAGGAGTATCAGAGGGTACTTGCAGTAGGTAACTCTGTAAGAGACATTAAAGTTGGTGACTTAGTATGGGTTAATCCTACAAGATTTGGTGTAAAGAAGCACCAAGAAGGTTCTCTAAAAGATGGAGTAGTAACTGATAACCCTATCATAACTTACAATTTTGATGTTGTTGAGATGGATGGAAAGCAGTGTCTATTACTACAGGATAGGGATATTGACTTCATTATTGAAGAGTATGAGGAAGTTCCTGACCCAACTCCTTCACCTATTATTCAACCAGAGAAGAAGAAACTAATTGTATAACTCAAAAGAGTGTATCAGGAAAACCAATCCTAATACACTCTTTTTTTTTACCAGACTTTATGTTGAAATTATTCAAATATGAGGGTTACAAGATAGTAATATCTGAGGAAGCCTTTGCTCTTAAACCATTCAGACAGATATGGCAAAGAGACAAGACTGTTAATAAGGATAAGGCTATTATGGAACTTGGCTTCATATACTTCTTTTGTGACCCAAGAAGTGACTATCAATACCTTGTAGATGACAAGGAGAGAATGGAAGCCATTAAAGAGGGAGAAGGATTACCTCCTAAATGGGAGCCAGACAGAATAGTAACAGAAGCAATGGAATTTTATAAATCATTTAAGCCAATCTCTGCATTGCTCCTTGAAGACACGAGGTTTATGGTTAATAAGTTCAGAGCAAAACTAAGAGAGCTGGACTTTGACAGTCTTGAAGTTAAGGAGTTTAAGGAGATTACAGCCATTGTGAAACAAATTACACCTCTCATTAGAGATTTGGATGAGGCTGAGAAAGCACTTAATTCTGAAATGAGGAGTTCAGGTAAGATGAGAGGACAAGGAGAAAAGACTATATTTGAAGATGACTTGGCACTATAACTATGAAAGCAGAAGATATTATAGAAGGTCTTAATAAGCATATTGAGACAAGGAGAAGTGAGAGGGGAATTGAGAATGTAGGACACATGGTATTACAGAAAGAAATCATGCCTCATGCCTCATTCAAGGTTTATAAGATTTACAAGTACACTCTTTGGTTCACTAAGAGAGGTAAATCTTATAAAGTAATAACAGTACAGCATACTGCTAAGGTTCCTGATGGTCAGGAAGAGAGTATGTTAAGAGAGATGAATATCATGTTGAGTACACTAATATTCAATTGGATAGGCTCTGATTTTTATGAAGCAGTTATAAAGGGAGAATATAATGGAGTTTCAGAAAATACCAATGAATAAATATCAAACTGAACTAACTGAGGAATTGGTTAATAGCCTGCCTCAGGAAGTTCAGGACCAGTTATTTGATATTATAAATAATGTAGAGTTTGTCAAGAGATTGATAAGTCCTACAAGAGAATATGCTAAGGATAGACCAAGGGATGGTAGGGGTAGAATCATTGTAGACTTGGCTAATCCTCATATATTAGAAGATATGGATTACTTCAGACCATCTGCTATACATTATGAGAAGTATGGTACATTTACTAACCTTAGACCTAATGCCAACCCTAATAGTGAATATGGTAAGTGGGTAAGAGAGGAAAGAAGAAGAATCTGGGATGGTTATGTAAGGGAAAGTGATGGAGAATGGGTTACAGGATATATGTATTGGTTCCTTAACTATTCTCCTATGATGCTCTCTAAGATTAGAGAGTATAAGGATAAGAATGGTAAGAAGAGAAAGTCCAAGAGAGCTGATAGAGTAGAGGCACTACCTGAATGTTGGGAAGGCATCTATTGGAGATTCCATTGCTTAGACCAAGCATCAAATGGTGGTTTATACAATAACTTTGAGGGAGGTCAGCACATGGCTGAACTTGCTTCCAGAGGTAAAGGTAAGTCATATAGTCTTGCATCCATACTTAACCATATCTTTGTGGTAGGTGAGAATGAGGAAGCACATGAAAAGGTAAAGGGTATAGTAACTGCCTATCAGAAGGAGTATCTTACTAAGGATGGTGTCCTTAACAAGTTTGTAGACATGGCTAACTTCTGTGCAACCAATACCCAGTTTCCAAGAAAGAGATTAAAGAACTCTTTGCAGGAAATGACATGGATAATGGGGTATAAGGATGTAGAGTTGGATATTGAAAGAGGTACTCAGAATACAGTACTTGGAGTATCATCTAAGGATGATGAGTCTAAGTTGAGAGGTAAGAGAGCTGCCAAGATTCTTATTGAAGAGTTTGGTACATTCCCAAGATTAGTTGATTTGTATAATGTGCTTTTACCTTCAGTACAGGAAGGTGATATTGTCTTTGGGCAAATCTACATGTTAGGTACTGCTGGTGATAATGAATCAGACTTTGCTGGTGCTCAGGAAATCATGTATAATCCTAAAGGTTATAATATGTATGCTTTACCTAATGTATTTGATAAGTACAACCAAGGTAAACCTTACTTTGTATTCTTCTTTCCTGGCTATGTAAATAGAAAAGGATGTTATAATGAGGATGGTGTATCTGATGTAATTAAGGCTCTAATTGAAATTCTTATGAATAGATATAGGGTAAAGTATAATTCTACTGACCCTAATACTATTATTAAGACTATTGCTGAGGTTCCTATTACTCCTGCTGAAGCTATTGTTAAGACAGGTGTAAACATGTTCCCTGTAGCTGACTTGACTGAAAGAATAGGTCAATTGGATGCTAATCCTACAGAGTATGATGATGTGTATGTAGGTGATTTGGTATTTAGTAAAGATGGTCAGGTAGAGTATAAGCCTACTTCTGCCACACCTATTAGGGATTTTCCACATAAGGATAATAAGATAGAGGGTGCTATTGAAATATATCAGTTACCTGAGATTGATAGGAATACAGGTAAGCCATACAATGATAGGTATATATTAGGTGCTGACCCTTATGATGATGATGAATCAAATACTATGTCTTTAGGTTCTATATTTGTATTGGATTTATGGACAGATAGGATAGTAGCTGAATATACTGGAAGACCTCCTTTTGCTGATGATTACTATGAGATTTGTAGAAAGCTTTGTCTATTCTACAATGGTAGGCTAAACTATGAGTACAATAAAAAAGGTCTATTCTCTCACTTCTCGACAAGAAATAGTCTCTATCTCCTTACAGATGTTCTTGATTTCTTAAAGGAGAAGCAGATGATGAAGGATGGCTATGGCAACAAGTCAAAAGGTACTAATGCCTCTCCTGCCATTAATGCTTATGCAAGGAGTAGATTGAGGAGCTGGCTATTAGCTCCAGTTCCTATTATGCAGACTATTGATGGAGAAGAGAAAGAGGTAATGGTTCCAAGACTATTTACTGTAAGGAACAGAGCACTGCTGAAAGAGCTTATTAATTATAACTCTGAAGGTAACTTCGATAGAATATCTGCTATGGGCATGCTGATGCTTCTAAGGGAAGATAGAATGATAAGATACCAAGGAGATGTTAGTAAGGAAAAGCAGGAGAGGGCTAATAATAGCTATGATGGCAATGACCCATTCTTTAAGAGAAACTATGACTTTAAGTTTAGGCAGTAAATTTAGTAAAAATGGAGACTGATGGTTAATAAATTACTTATATACTTGCATAGGTCAAGGATTTTACTTACCTTTGCACAGTAATTAAATTGAAGTATAATGGGATATGAAATGATAAATTTGCCTCCACAGCAACTTCCCTTCAGTAAGAAAAATAAAGCTTGGAGGAAGAAGCACTTGGATTGGGCAGACAGTAAGACCTTCTTCAATTATAGCTTAGTTAGAAAATCTGTAATACATAAGAAAATTAACTATGACTTGCTCAATGGTAAACTACACATGAGTGACCTTGAGATGATACTGAATCCTGAAAAGCTACAGGCAGGTTTCATACCTGATAGGATTCAACACTATCCTATTATGAATAGTAAGTTGAATGTGCTTAGAGGTGAGGAAAGTAAAAGAGTTTTTGACTTCAAAGTAGTAGTTACTAACCCTAATGCTATTACAGAGATAGAGAATAACAAGAAGCAAGAATTACTACAGAAGCTACAAGAATGGGTATCTAATACTTCTCAATCAGAAGAGGAGGCTAACCAAGAGCTTGAAAAGATAAATGATTACTACACCTATGAGTGGCAGGATATAAGGGAAATTAGGGCTAATGCCCTCCTTAACCACTATGTAAAGGAGTTGAATATTCCTTTAATGTTCAATCAAGGGTTCATGGATGCAATGGCAGTTGGTGAAGAGATTTACCAATGTGATATTGTAGGGGGTGAGCCTACTATTGAAAGATTGAATCCACTCAAAGTAAGAATCTTTAAGTCAGGATATAGCAATAAGATTGAGGATGCAGATATGATAATCCTTGAAGATTATTGGAGTCCAGGCAAGGTTATTGATACTTACTATGATGTATTGACAAAGAAAGACATGGAGTATATAGAGAAAATGCCTGACCATGTAGGTCAAGCTGCTACAGACTCTATGGATAATATTGATGAGAGATATGGCTTTGTCAATAATCACATGATAGGGGATGAAATAAGTACAGAGGGATTCTTTTGGGACCCATTAGGAGGATATGATGGAGTTAATAACTCACTTCTTCCTTATGATGTTGCAGGAAACTTGAGAGTACTTAGAGTATATTGGAAGTCAAGAAGAAAGATTAAGAAGGTAAGAAGTTATGACCCTCAGACAGGTGAAGAAGTATTCAACTTCTATCCAGAAACTTATGTAATAGATAAGGATGCTGGAGAAGAAGAACAGGTATTCTACATCAATGAAGCATGGGAAGGAACTAAGATTGGTACAGACATCTATGTCAATATGAGACCAAGAGTAGTTCAATATAACAGACTAAGTAACCCTTCAAGATGTCACTTTGGAATTGTAGGCTCTATTTATAACCTTAATGACAACAGACCATTCAGCTTGGTAGACATGATGAAGCCATATAACTATTTGTATGATGCAATACATGATAGATTAAATAAGCTGATAGCAAGAAACTGGGGTTCATTGGTGAGATTAGATTTTGCCAAGAAACCTAAAGGATGGGATGTAGAGAAGTGGTTATACTATGCAAAGACTATGGGTCTTGCAGTAGAAGATAGCTTCAATGAAGGTAATGTAGGTGCAGCTACAGGTAAACTTGCAGGTGCATTAAACAATGCTTCTACTGGTGTAATTACAGCTTCTGATGGTAATCAGATACAGCAATACATTAATCTTCTTGAGTTTATCAAGATGGAGATGGCAGAAGTTGCTGGTATTACCAAGCAAAGAGAAGGTCAGGTAAGTAATAGAGAGACAGTAGGTGGAGTAGAGAGAAGCATGATGCAATCTTCTCACATTACAGAATGGCTATTTGTAGTACATGAGGATGTCAAGAAGAGAGCATTAGAGTGTTTGCTTGAAACAGCTAAGATAGCATTAAGAGGCAGAAGCAAGAAATTCCAATATATCTTGTCTGATAATTCAATGAGAGTTATGGAGATAGATGGTGATGAATTTGCAGAAGCTGATTATGGTCTTGTAGTGGATAATAGTAATGGTATTCAAGAATTAAGCTCAAAACTTGATACTTTAGCTCAGGCAGCATTGCAGAATCAGACCCTATCATTCTCAACTATTATGAAGTTATTCAGTTCATCTTCACTTGCTGAAAAGCAGAGACTTGTTGAAAAAGATGAAAGAAGTATTCAAGAAAGACAGGCTCAAGCTCAGCAACAGCAATTGCAGGTACAGCAACAAGAGATAGAACAAAAGGCTCAGATGGAACAAGCTAAGATGCAACAGGAAGATGCCCTTAACCAAAGAGATAATGAGACAAAGATTCTTATTGCACAGATGCAAGCTTACAGCAAGAATAGTGAAGATGATGGTATAATAGAACCTGAATATTCACAAGAAGCTAAGGATAAGCTAATGGAGTCAATAAGACAATTTGATGAAAGAATCAAGCTTGATAGAGAAAGACTGGAGTTTGATAAGGACAAGGCAAGGTCTGATGCAAGGCTTAAAGAAAAGCAAATAAATAAAACTTCAAATAAAACAACTCAAAAATGAGAAGATTTAGAGATATTATAGAAGATATAAGAGCCTCCTGTAAATAATGTGGGGTGGTTAAAGCCATTATCAAATGGAACTTTTATGTTGTTTTTTGGTGACAAAGGGTGGACTCCTATCTCTATGGAATTATCAGGAGAATTGAAATTCCAATATATACAAGAGGTTCCAGATATAATAATTGAAATTCAATAACAATATGGGAAAAATAAAGAAGATTTTAGAAAATGAATTAGTAGGTGGTACACAGACTACTGATGTATATCCTGTTACTTCTGTCAAGGCTGTCTATGATGAGAATAATGAGAGGCTTGACCACATCCTTAATAGGAGAGGTACGGTAAATATATCTACTAACTACAATAATGACCATATAGCAGAAGTATTAACTTTAGCTCAAGCTATTGCCAAAGTGCCTTCAGAGGATAGAGTACTTGGATTTCAGGGTAAATTCTTGACAGAGGATGGATGGGTAACATACCAGTTCAATGGAGATAGTATATCTAACTGGAATAACCAAGGCTACTGGAGTCCTATATTAGACTCAAATAACTTACTTAGTGGTTTAGGAGGTGATGCGAAACATACTATTTCACAAATTGGTATAAGTAGGGCTATACTACAGTCTCAAGGGTTGGATGGTAGTAGATACACAGGCAGTGCTTTTTACGCTTATAGTGAAGCCATAAAATTCATAGCCTTCCTTCCTAAGGAAGGTGAGGAAGACCATGAATTTTCAATATATGCTTTAAGTACTCATAGTAATTCTTCCTTAGAAGCACCATCTACAAGTAGTATTAATTTGTGGATACTTGATGATACTTTGTCAAAGGCAGCAGGCTCAGAAGTTAATGCTGCAAAATATGCTATTGTTGGAGGTGATAATATCTTAGATAAGATACAATTTATTAAACAAAGTGGAAATCATGGAACCTTATATGCTATAGTAGACTGGAATCCTATATATAATTATAAAAATTCTGATGGATTATATGTCCCTATAGTATGGGGTACTAACTTTTCAAACCCTGCTACAGTAAAAGTACAAAAAGTAAGTAAAGATGACCCAAGAATTGTAAATTGGAATAATTTAGCTGTAAGAGCAGAGGACCTTGTTAATGAGTTTGGAGTAGACACTACCAAAATTCTTGACCAAAAGACCATATCCTCATTGTTCGGGGTTGGTAATGGGCTATCATTTTACTATAATGAAAGAGCCAGCCTTGAATTAAAGGCAATGAGGATAATAAAAAAGTTATATTTCTCATCTTTTGAAAGTGAACCTAAAGAAATGGGTATTGGAGTTTTAGGTTCTAATGGTGATGATGGTACAAATTTTTGGTTTGGTATAGGTTATTTGGATGGAACAAGTACAAGTCAAAAATGGATTACACTTGACTATATCCCATTAGATTCATTGCCTAATGGGGTTGAATCTTTCTATGTAGAAAAGGTTGGATTTGGAAAGATGTATGTTGAGATTGACTTTGCTGCCTACAAAGAATTAGGTAATACAGTTTGGTCATGGAGTACTCCAATCTGTAAAGTAACCAATATATTATCAGTAGATGATATGATATGGGATTCATTGAGTTCCTCTATTCTAATTAGTAATTTAGAAAGTTCCAATCTGAGACTTGACTCAACAAACCTTGAATTGAGTATCCAAGCTGGTTCTGGATATATTAATAATAGTAATGGAAACATTGTTACAGGAATATGGAATTACTTTGTGTATAAATGCGACCCATCCGATACTATAGAGGTTAGAATAAATATATCTAGAGGTGCTATAGGTAGTAATATATGTGCTACATATGCTATATATAACTCTATAGATGATATTAGTTCTGATACTTTAATAAGTAAAGGACCCCAATGGGATGCTGATGCAACATCATTCTATCAAAGAATCAATATTCCAAGTACTGCTAAGTGTATAGTATTTTGTGCTCAAAGAATTAGTAACCTAACTGTTATAAGAAGAAGCACATCTATTCTAAGAGATTATACTTCTACTTTGAAAAACTCTAAGTATGTATTAAACAACTTGAATGGAAGCTTTATTAATGAAGATTTGAAACAAGCTATTGTAGATGCAAGACTTATACTTGATGATGAATCAAAACACTTAGAATTTTGGAGTGGAAGTCACTCATTTGAAAAAAATGAAGAATCCTATACTTCACCTCAAAGACTATGGGGATGTTGCCAAGCAACAGGAAGTTATATGAATTGGTATTGGATGTATCCAGATGGTAGTTATATTCCTTGGAACTCTTCCTTCTCCTTTACCAGAGGAGAAGGTAAAACTATAAAAGATGGCATTGAATATTTTGTAAAAAGTGTTACTCTTGATGGTTACAGTGCTAAACTCCACTTTGTTATAAATTGGAAGTATGTTCCCAGTGAAAGTAATGTATTTGTAGGGAACTACCTTGATAATTCTATTATCAGTACTCCCCATGATGGCATTATACAAAACCTGCTTTTCACTTTTGACCTTGAACTTATGTCTCCTACTCAATTCTCAGACATGACAAAATTGAATTTTGGTGTAGATGGAGATAGCATTACAGCAGGAAATAAATGGAGTTATTATGTTACTCAATATCTTGGTTTTGCTAATCATCATAATGTAGGTGTTGAGTCTGCAACTTGGGCATGTAGAAAACAAAGTTTGGGCGATGTTACATATCAAACACAGGAGTATGATGCAGAAGATTTTGCAGGTATCAGTTCAGGTTGGGAAAGTACAACTGACCCTGTTGAAATACAGAAAAGATGTAACAACTGTGCAAAGGTGCATGTTCAGAAATTTATAGATGAGGTAACAAAAGGAACATATCCAGAGCCTGATGTCTTTGCATTTTCTATGGGTACTAATGACTCTGATAAAACAGCAGCAGATGATGCAATTGCAACTGGAACAAATTATCCATCAGGAGATATGCTATTTACATTAGCTGGAGCAATGAAGTGGTGTATTCAAAAAATACATGAAACTTATCCAAATTGCAAAATATTCATACTGCTTCCTATACAAAGATATACAGGAGGGAATGAAAATAATCTTCAGAAAATAGAAATTATGAAGAATATTGCAAAAGCTTTTTCTGTTGAAGTCATAGATATGTATTCCAATTGCGGAATTTCATCTATGCTTGAAACAGGAACTGGTCCTTATCTTATAGATGGCTTACACCCTAACACAGATGGTCAAAAGCTTATGGGTAAATATGCAGCAGCACAAATAAGAAACTACATATATTAACCTTTGTAAAATAAATCACTTATGCTATTGCATAGGTGATTTATTTTTTTATATATTTGCACCCTGATAAAAGTATATGCTTATGGTGAAGAAATATATAAAGATTGGAATAGTTATTTTAGTGAGCTTGCTTGCTGTAAGTACATATACATTGTACAACAGAAACCAAGACCTTAAAGAGGAAATATCAGTATCAATGTCCAATCAAAAGGCATTTATAGCTGAGAACTCCTCCCTAAAAGAGGAGAATAGAGTATTCAAGTTCACTGTAGAGCAACTTAACTACTACAATGACTCTATCTTGCAAAAGATGAATGATGTCAAGAGGGAGTTAAAGATAAAGGATGATAATTTGAAACAGATGCAATATCTTTTATCTGAGGCTACAAAGAAAGATACAATAGTATTTAGAGATACTCTGTTCAGAGAACCTACATTAGACATAGATACACTTGTAGAAGATAAGTGGTATCAAATGAGGCTTGGACTTAAATATCCAAGTACAATCACTACAGACCCTAAGTTTGTCAGTGAGAAGTATATAATGGTGGATTATAAGAGGGAAACTGTGTTTCCCCCAAAGAAATGTTGGTTACTCAGACTATTTCAAAAGAAGCATAAAGTAGTAGAAGTGAATGTTGTGGAGAAGAACCCTTATATTGAGAACAAACAACAAAGATTCATTGAAATTGTAGAATAATTATGATTGACTTAGGAATACTAATCACTGGAGGTATAGGGCTTATTACCACAATAGTCAGTGGCTGGACATCATGGTTCTTTGCAAGAAAGAAGTATGATAGTGAAGTTGATAGTAACCTCATAAATAACATGAAAGAATCATTAGACTTTTATGAGAAGCTCTCTGCTGATAATAGAGAGAGGTTGGAAGAGGTACTAAAAAGAAATGCAGAATTAGAGCAGGAAGTTGGAGAACTTAGAAAACAAATGTTTAACCTTATGAGTTCCATATGTGTAGACCTTACCTGCCAGCTAAGAAAAAGAGATTTGAATCTTTTTGATGGACATGGAGTTAATAGTGGACAGAAAATGGAAGAAGCAGAGCTACACCATAAGTAATCTTACTATTGATGGGAAGTGGTTTTGCAATGTACTTGAAGATGCTGATAGAGGATTAGATGACTCTATGAGCATAGCCAAGATTAGAGAATTAAAGAAACCCTCAATTACAGCTATTCCAAAGGGTACTTATGAGATTACCTTAGATGTCACTTCTCCTAAGTACTGTATTAATAGTTTTTACAAGCAAGTATGTAATGGTAAAGTGCCAAGACTACTTAATGTAAAGGGATTTGAAGGCATACTTATTCATGCTGGTAATACTGACAAAGATTCAGCAGGATGTCTATTAGTAGGTATCAATAAAGTTAAGGGTCAGGTAATAAACAGCAAAGAAACTTTCAAAGAGCTATATAAGCTCCTTAAAGACAAGCATGATAAAGGTGAAAAAATAACCATTAAAATTTTGTAGTTATGGCAAAGAAATGTGGTTGTAAAGGAAAAGGTAAAGGTAAGAAAGGTAAATAACTAAAAGTGTAAAATTATGGCAAGAGGAAAGAGAAGACCAAAGCCAATGTCACCAAAGGCTGGTATCAAGAGAACAAGGTATGGCTGTGGAGGAAAACTTAAATAAGAGTATGTACAAGTTACTTATACTAATGCTTAAATACATACCTATGTTAATATCATTAGTATATGTACTAAACACAGCTTTATCCTACTTTTATATAGACATTCCTGTATTGAGGAATCTGGCAGGAATGTCTATATTGCCTTGGATATTTATGTATTTATCTGCAACAGTATTTAGGTTTTGTTTATATCACAAGATGTTCTTACATTATATCTTGGTAACTGATATAATAAATATAATTGATTACTATGTAGGTATTCCAATTGAGGACTTAGAGCTGTTGATGATTCATGGAACTATAACAGGATTATTCCTGTTTGTAATATTGTATTTATATGTTAAGAGTCATAAGAAGCCTACTATTAAAGATAGTAGATGATATTGATGCAGGCAATTCAAATATATCTGAGGGAGAAGCTATAGAAATAGTAGATAGTTTGAAGAGGTTTACTGACAAGGAGAAGAGATTAAGCAAGTATGCAGCTTGTGAATATTTGAATGTCAGTAGAGCAACCTTTGATAACTATGTCAGAGAAGGAAAATTACCAAGAGGTAAGCATGAAATAGGATTCAAAGAGTTGAGCTGGTCTAAGAAAGACTTGGATGAGTTCATAAAGAAAATAAGAGGAAAGTAATATGATAACCCAAAAGAAGATGACAGTGCCAATATTTGACTATAAACTTACTATAGTCATATTTGATAAGTGGGATGAGGTATCTCATTTATTTGATGGGGGTCCTGAGCCTAAGGCTATTACAGCTACAAGGCATGGGGCAGCACTGGTTGCTGTCAATTCTAAGAGAGGGAGTAGTATAGTACATGAGGCAGAGCACATAAAGAATGCTATATGGAACTATATAGGATATACACCTCAAAGGGATAATGATGAGGTAGATGCTTATCTACTAACCTACATATATAATAAAATAACAGATGTATTTTACAGACATGATAGAGCAGCCAGATAAAGGCTGCTTTTTTTTTTGCCTATTTAGCACATATTACTAAGTTAAAGCCCTGTATATCAATGTGATATATAGGGCTTTAGTATTGATAGGCATCTTGGAAATTATTACATAACTTTGCACTCAGTAAGCTTACAAAGAGAGATAAAATGTGTAACTGATTTCAAAAATTATTGTTATGGAAGTAATTGAAAAGGAAACTATAAAGGAAGTTCCTGTAGACTGCAATGGTAATAGAGTTTGTGGTGGATGGGGATATGGTTATGGTCCCTATGCAAATGAGGCTGTAAGAGGTAACTTTGCATCAAAAGGAGTTGCTGGTGCAGGTCTTGGTTTAGGTATTGCAGGTACTGCTCTTGGTCTTTTGGCTTTAAGCAGAAATGGATTTAGCCTATTTGGTGGAAATTCAAATGTACCTCAAAATGTGAACATTAATACTGACTCTTCTGGCACTTATGGTGTTGGATATGCTAATGGTATTTGTGCTCCATCTGCTTTCCAAGCATGGGAGAAGGGTTGTGAGGATGCTTTGGCTCTACAAGGAGCTATTTACACTCAAGCTCTAAACTATCAGAATAATAGGTTTGCTGATAGACAGACTCTAAACTCAGAGCTATTTAGTCTCTATAAAGGACAAATTGATGCAGACTTTGGTCTATACAAGTCTACAAGAGATGGTTTTGATGTACTAAGTGCAAAGCAAAATAGAGATGCTTTCAATTTGTACAAGTCTCAAAGAGATGCTGATGATGCTATCAGACAAGAGCTAAGTGACCTAAAGGCTCAAGTAGCTATCAATGCTGCTGTAAGACCATATCAAGATAAGCTTATCCAATGTGAGATTGACAAGGCATTTACTGCTGGTATTAACTATACTGACAGAAAGACTTGCAAGGCTATCTATGGTCAAGTTACATTGCCTAATACTCCTACAGTAACAGGCTATGTAGGTGCCAATGCTTGTGGTTGTCCACAGGTTGTAGCAGCTACAACTGCTTAAAGTAAGGGGGTAATTCCCCTTACTTTTCAATACTAATCTTAAAATTATGTAGTTATGATTCCAATAAATCAAGTCATATTAGGAGGAGGGGACCCATTACTGGGTAATAGTATGGTAGGTAATAGTTTGGATGAGCAGATTCAGCTCATTGAGAAGTATAAACAAAACCTTGAGGCTGCAAAACAACTAAGGCAACAATCACAGCCTGTTCAACATCCTGTACCACAAAGAATGATATGGGATGAGATAGATTCTGAGATAAGCCCCATGACAGATGAGCAGAAGACAAGGATGCTTCAAGATGAAGACTATGTAGATACCTATACTAAGATACAGGATATGGTTCAAGCAGAAATTCTCAACCTTGTTAAAGGCAGGATTGAGTCTACTCCAGAAGGTAAAGAGCTGTTGCAAAGGCAATTGAAAATAGTCAAGAAGTTAAAAGGAAAGATTATTCAAGAGACTAATAGGGAAATGGAAATGTTTAGGAAGTTCAGGGAGTTTAGCAAAACACACCCTGAAGTGACTTATGAAGAATTTATTAAAGCAAGTATGTAATTATGGTGACTGTTATGCAATTGACTGATAATCTGAAGTCTTATATCATACTTCAGTTAGATAATATGTCTATAGCCAATCCTATGATTGGATTTATGAAGCCTCTTATTACAAGGGCTTTAGACAAGAACTTTGGTAAGGTCAAGAAGGCTTTGGATTTAATAGCTGATAGTGAAGGTAATATTGATATAGAGAATATTCTTGCAGAAATGATGGAAAATGTTATGAATACTCAGCCATTTACTTTTAACACTTCCATTATTGGAGATATAGAGGTAGGTGGAGGACATATTAAGCTTAACCTTCCTTTCACAAATAAGAGATTAGTATTGAATATGGATGACTTAGAAGCTTTCAAAGAAATGTTAATCACTAAAAAGTAAATTGAATATGGATAGACTTATGACAGAGTACCTTAGAAAGAAAGGTATGGGTGGTATGAATGAGCAGGAGTTTATGAGCAGATTCAAGGACTTTATGACTAAGTATAGAAGAAACTCTATGAGAGGAGGTTCTATGAGACATGGTAGTGAAGGAGACTTCATGCCTATGGACAGAATGGATAATTTCTATATGAAGAGACATGGAGGAACTGAAGAGTTCATGGATATGTTTGGCTCAGATGATAGACTCTTTGATAGATTCAACAGACATGGCATGGAAGATGATGATATGTATAAGATGATGAGATACATGAGAAACTCAATGAATGGTGGTGAACACTTCAATGAGTCAGAAGCTAAGTATCTTGTATCTGAAATGTATCACACTGAAAATGGCAGAAAGTACAGTGGTGAGAAGTTTGATATGCACAAGGCAAAGGAAATTTGTGAAAGATATAGGGGAATACTCCCTACATCTGTAACACCTGCTGATGTATATGTTGCAATCAACTCTCAGTACCATGACTATGCAGAACTGTTTAAGAACTGGTTTGGTGATGGTATAGAACAGAAGATAGTTGAATCTGCTATTGTATTCTGGTTCAAGGATGCAGATAGTAAAGCTGAGAACAAGGTAGTAGAATACTTCAAGGAGTATTAATAAGATAAGGGTAAGAGGTAATCTTACCCTTTCTTTTTGTCCATATTGCAAGTATTTTACTTATACAAGCAAAAGCAATTTATTTACTATGTTGTAGATATGCAAAACTTTACTTACCTTTGCACTGTTTTAAGAACAAAAAGGTAGAAGAGTATGGAAGAAGAACTTAGCTTAGATAACATCTTAGGAGCAGAGGAAATTGAGAATCTGTTTGTAGAAGATGAGGATACACAGGATACCCCACCTGCAAATGGGGAGCCTCCTAAGAAAGAGGGGGAGTCTGATAAGGATAAAGAAGAAACTACTGAGGTTGTTGATGTAGATAACTTATTTACTGATACACCAGAGAGCGTAGGTAGTGGAAAAGAAAATACAGAGGAAAAGGAAGATACCACTCCTAAAGAGGATGGCACTTCTCCCAAAAACTTCTACTCTTCCATTGCCAAAGCCTTGAAAGAGGAAGGTATCTTCCCAGACCTTGATGATGAGGGTTTATCTAAGGTTAAAGACCCTGAAGACTTTAGAGATTTAATTGACCAACAGATAAAGGCAGGTCTTGATGAAAGACAGAAAAGAATTGATGAAGCCTTGAATGCTGGAGTTGAACCTACAGAGATTAGAAAGTATGAGAATACTATAAACTTCCTTGGCTCTATTAAGGAAGAGAATATCTCTGATGAAGGTGATAAGGGAGAAAAACTTAGAAAAGACCTGATTTATCAAGACTTTATCAATAGAGGTTATAGTAAGGAAAGGGCTGCAAGAGAAGTACAAAAGTCTTTCAATGCTGGTACTGATATTGATGATGCAAAAGAGGCTTTGAAAAGTAATATTGACTACTTCAAAGATAAGTATGATGAGCTTGTCAATGAGGCTAAGTCAGAAGCAGAACAGGAAGAGAAGAAGAACAAAGAACAGGCAGAAAAGCTTAAATCATCAATCCTTAATGACAAGGATGTATTTGGGGATTTATCAATAGATAAATCAACAAGACAGAAGATTTATGATAACATAGCTAAGCCTGTATATAAAGACCCAGAGACAGGAGAGTACTTTACTGCTATCCAAAAGTATGAGATGGAGAACAGGACAGACTTCCTAAAGAACATTGGGTTACTTTTCACACTAACTGATGGCTTTAAGAACCTTGATGGTTTGGTGAAAGGTAAAGTAAAGAAAGAAGTAAAGAAAGGTCTTAGAGAGCTGGAACATACTCTCAACAACACAGCAAGAACCTCAGATGGTAATCTAAAGTTTGTAAGTGGAGTTGATGAGGACCCTGAATCTTTCATAGGAAAAGGGTGGAATCTTGATGTCTAAGCCTATAATATAGAGTAAAATAACTGATAAATTAAATTATTTATGGCTGGAAAATTAGGTAAGTTTCAAATGGTAGGCTTCCAACACTGGAAGGGTCTTACTAAGGAAAACCACCTTGGTTCTATCTTTCAGTTAGCTCCACAGAAGGCTACAAACCTAATGGTGCAACTGTTGGCTTATTACAGAGGAAAGACACTTGACACATTCCTAAATCAATTCCCAACAAGAGAGTTTGAGGATGATAATGAATACTACTGGGATGTTATTGGTTCTTCAAGGAGAAACATTCCTCTTATAGAGGCAAGAGATGAGAATGGTACTGTTGTTACAGATGCCAGTGGTATGATTGGAGTAGGCACTGCTCCCTTCTATTTGGTATTCCCTGAGGATTGGTTTGCTGATGGTGAATACATTGTAGGTAATCTGAATGAAATCTATCAGTTCAGAATACTTGGAGACCCAAGAATGGAGGGTACTAATGCAGTATATAAGGTAGAGCTTGCTGGTGGTAACACAGCAGGTGTTCCTGCTGAAAGATTGCTTGCAGGTGAAAGATTCTCAGTTGAAGCTGCATTTGTTGAGAAGGAACTTTCAAGAAAGGTTGGTGATGTAAGATTTACAAGCCCTGTTTCTATGAGAAATGAGTGGTCTGTAGTAAGAATCCAACACAAGGTTCCTGGTTCTATGTTGAACAAGAAGTTGGCTGTAGGTATTCCTATTGTTAAGGAAACTGAGGGTAGATATACTAAGTCAGTTGCTACAATGTGGATGCACAATGTAGATTGGGAAGTAGAACAGCAATTCTCTGAGTACAAGAACAATGCACTTGCATTTGGTAGAAGCAACAGAAATGCCAATGGTGAGTACATGAACTTTGGTAAGTCTGGTAATGTTATTAAGACAGGTGCTGGTCTGTTTGAGCAGATGGAAGTTGCTAATACTATGTATTACAACACATTCAGCTTGAAGCTTCTTGAAGATGCTCTATATGAGCTTTCTGCTTCTAAGTTAGACTTTGGAGACAGATACTTCTTGATTAAGACTGGTGAAAGAGGTGCTATCCAATTCCACAAGGAAGTACTAAAGACAGTATCAGGTTGGACACAATTTGTTCTTGACAACAGCTCTATTGGTGTTATTCAAAAGACTCAATCTAAGTTGCACCAAAACTCATTGAGTGCTGGTTTCCAATTTGTTGAGTATAAGGCTCCTAATGGTGTTAGAGTTAAGATTGATGTAGACCCATTCTATGATGACCCAGTAAGAAACAAGATACTCCATCCAAATGGAGGTGTTGCATTCTCTTACAGATATGATATTATGTACATTGGTACTATGGACCAACCTAATATCTTTAAGTGTAAGATTAAGGGTGACAATGAGTACAGAGGTTATCAATGGGGTCTAAGAAACCCATTCACAGGTCAAAAGGGTAATCCTTACATGTCATTTGATGAGGATTCTGCTGTAATTCACAGAATGGCTACTCTTGGTATCTGTGTTCTTGACCCAACAAGAACTATGTCACTAATCCCTGCAATTCTACAGGGCTAATGATAAAAGGGGAGTAGGATAAGCTCCTACTTCCCTTATTTTATTTCAAAAAGTTAAGGAGAAGATATGGCAGAAAAGAAAATGGAAGAGAAGGTGGATTATACTGTACCTGACTTTGATATAGACAATACAGAGACTCCACTTCAGGAAGTACCAAAAGAAGAGGCTACTGTAAAAAGCCCTAAGAAGACACAAAAGAAAGTAGAGGTATCTGATGATGCCTTAGTTAGTTGTCTGAGAAATGAGAGAATTATTGTAAGACATGTACCTAAGCTGACAGGTATGTGGGGCAATAACCCTAAGCATGTATTGTCAGGAGGTATGGCAGAAGGTGCAGTTAGAACATTTGTAGTACCAAGATTATCTTCAGGTATGTTTGTTAATGTCCTTACAGACAAGGAAAAGGCATTTCTTGAGGAAATAATGGGTCTTGAATATAATGCACTGAGTATCTATAAGAAGGTAGATAACTTCTGGGATGATTCCAATGAGAATGGTATCAATAAGGTAAGATTGACAAAGCAGGATAACTACTTCAATCTATCTGACCCAGAGGATTATATCAGATATAAGATACTATTAGCCAACAAGGATTATATTGCTCCCTCATTGCAGGCATTGCAAGATACTCCCAAGGCTACTTACCAGTTTGTTATCATTTCTGAGGGTGAAGAGACTAAGGTTGCTAAGAACAATATGAGCACTACAATGATGTGCTATAAAGAGTTTGGTAAGATTGAGGATGATGTTGATACATTAAGAGTCATTGTTGAGACCATTGATGGTAGACCTACATCACAGACTGCTAAACTTGAGTTCTTACAGACTAAGGTTAATAGCTTGATACAGGCTGACAGCAAGATATTCTTGAAGGTTATTACTGACCCAATGCTTTCTACAAAGGTTCTTATCAAGAGAGCTATAGAGGCAGGTCTGATTTCTAATAGGGGTAATTACCTATACTTGAGAAAGGATAATACTCCACTTTGTGAGGCTAATGAAGAGCCTACATTGAATGTAGCAGCTAAATATTTGAACTCTCCTAAGCATCAAGAAGTTAAGTTTGCTTTGGAAGCTAAGCTGAAGTAAGAAAAGAGTATGACAACACAGGAATTTTCTAATGAATTTGATGTTCTGTATAACAATATAATGAGCAATCAGGCTCCAGGTCTTGATGAGTATGAGAAGTCTGTCTTTCTAACTAAGGCTCAATCAGAGATATTGAAAAATTATTTCAATCCTAAGGGCAATAAGTATGGACAGGGATTTGATGAAAGTGCCAAGAGGCAGATAGATTTTTCTACTCTGATAACTGTTGCTAAACCATCACAACAAACCTCTATTGAGGGATATGTCAAATTTGATGATAGAAGCAAGCTCTACAAAATGCCTAAAGATATTCTATTTATGTTGAATGAGACGGGCATTAGCACTGTAGATGGAGTTAAGAGACTGATTAGTATAATTCCTATGAATTATGAAGAGTATGCAAGACTTATGTCTAAGCCTTGGAAGCAGCCCCTAAAGAATCAAGGTTGGAGACTATTCCAATCTACTGGTGGAGTTGATTTTATTTCTGAGGTAGTCATTAAATATGATAGTACTTTGACTGATTACAAGATTAGATATGTAAAAAGACCAAAGCCTATTATACTTGCAAATCTGGCTGATGAATATTCTAATGTATCTATTGAAGGAATGAATACCATCACAGAATGTGAATTAGACCCTATTCTTCACCCAGAAATTCTTCAAAGAGCAGTAGAACTTGCAAAGTCTGCTTATACAGGAGACTTGAAGAGTAGTGTAGAACTTGGTCAAAGAAGTGAATAATGACAACTGAAGAATTTTCTAATGAGTTTGATACCTTGCTAAATAGCTATTCTACCATAGAGGCATTTGGAAAGACACCCAGCACTGTTGAGCTTGATGAATATGAGAAATCTGTATTTCTCACTAATGCTCAAGAAGAGATAGTGATAGGTATGTATAATGGTAAGAATCCATTTGGAGACTCATTTGAGAGGACTGAGGAAATCAGAAGATACTTGAGTGACCTAATAAAGACTTACACAACTACTGATAAGAAAGTAGGATATACAGGACTGTCCAAATCCTCAGTATTCTTTGAATTACCCGATGACTTATGGTTCATAACCTATGAAGCAGTCAATTTGAAGGATGATGGATTAGGATGTATGAGTGGTGAAAACATATCTGTAATACCAATTACTCAAGATGAGTACCATAGAATAAGGAAAAATCCTTTCAGGGGTACTAATGAAAGAAGAGCTTTAAGGCTTGATTTGAGTGGTAAGGTAGTAGAGATAGTATCAAAGTATGATGTGGGGAGTTATCTTGTTAGGTACCTTTCAAGACCTGCTCCCATTATATTAACTAATTTGACAGATAATCTGTCAATCAATGGCATAAGTGTAAAAACAGAATGTGAATTGAACCCTGTAATACATAGAGCTATACTTGAGAGAGCAGTAAAACTTGCCATCATAAGTAGGGTTCCAAATACAGGAAAAGAATAAAACTATTGTATAATTTAATATTAAATTAAAATGGCAACATTTAGTACAAATCAAGTAAGACAGCTTTATGTAGCAAAAGCACTGAAGAATCCTCATGTACTTGCATCAGATGCTGCTGGCTCTATTGCAGTAAAGAATGATACTGCAAAGAATCATCTGTACTTTGAATATAAGGGTGCTGACAACTTGATGAGAAGTGACCTAATTGACATCAAGAATATCCTTTATGCTAAGGCTACTGATGCTGATGCTATGGCACATGAATTGAAGTCAGTTACTGTGACTCTTGACACCAATGTTAATGGTGGTGCTCCTGTAGCTGGACAGGATTACATCCTGAGAATTGTATTCAAGCAGTATGTAGGTATGTCTGATGAGGACCAATACTTCAAGTATGGTATGGTACATGCTTATGCAGGCATGACAGCTTCAGATTTCTATAAGAAGTTGGCTCTATCATTGGTTAAGAACTTTAGCAGAGAAGTAGTTCCTCTTGTTAAGTTTACTCTAACAAACTCTGATGATGAAGCAGTTCCTGTTGATGCTACTACAAAGGAAAGCTCTTTGACTGAGACTTATACTGCCCTTGTTATTGATGAGGTTGAGCAGCCTTGGAGACTTGGTGTTATGGAGCAGACTCCTGTGTATTTCACAGTACAACCTACTACAATTACTATTGAAGGTGATGAATTGGTTTGGGGTAAGGTAGAAGATACTGACCCTGCTGGCACAATTGACAATGGTAAGAAGATTGCAGACCTTGAGTACTTCTGCATGGGTGAGAGAGGTGATGTTTATAGGGGAGTTGGATTCCCTAACAATATTCCTACTACTTACCTTGTAGACCCAACTGTTAAGTATAATGTGATTGACATCCACTATGCTTATGTAGGTAGCAATGAGAGTGTTCAAAAGTCTGAAAAGACAATTACTCTTGTAGTACCAAAGGTAGGAGCTAATAATCAAGCAGGCAATGCTCTTGCTAACAGCATTATTTCTGCAATTAACACTGCTACAGGTTTAACTATAGCTACTCTTGATGTGTCAGCAAGCTAAACAAATTTATAAGGGAGGCTATTAAGTCTCCCTTTCTTTTTATATAAACATTTGATTATGGTACAATTTAATGAGTTAAGAATAACCCCTGATGGGCAAAAGCTGATTATAGATGTATCTGTCAAGGACTTAGAGTATTACACAAATGTATATCTTGATACTATACAGATAGATACTCAAGATACCTTTGTTGAGTCTGGTCCAAGTAGTGAAGTTGTATATACAGAAGTTGTAGGAGGAGATACTAAGTCAGTCAGATTAGAACTGGGAACAGGAGACCTATTACCAACTCTTAATGACAATCTTTTCTTTGTGTATATTAGGACTAAGGGCACACCTGCTGCAAATACTCCTTGTGGGATGGATAATATTACTACATTAGGAGTTGTATCTAACCTTTATCCTCTGTACCAACATGCCTTTAGCTACATTAAAGAATTGAGTGATACTTGTTCTATCCCTAAGAACTTCATCAACTATATACTTCAATATAAGGCATTTGAACTTGCTGTAAAGACAGGTCATTATACTGAGGCAATAAAGTATTGGAAGAGATTCTTTATGGGAATTAAAGACTCAGTGATAACCCCTAATTGTGGATGCTATGGACAAGGTACTTAATGAATCACTTACAAGATATTTTAATGTCCTATCAAAGTTAGGATATATGAGTTATTCAGAGGTAGATAAACTATTGGTGCTGATATTCATATATGATTTGCTTGAGAGTGATTGTAAGTCCTTTATAACAGAAGAAGAGTATAGAATTTTAGATAGTGCCCTATACTGTCTATATGGTTCTACTTGCTTAATACCTTATCCAGAGTATATAGCAAACACTTCAATCTCTTGTACAGGCAAGTCAGTATAATTATTACATTAATACTTCTGACATAAAAATAGTAAAATCCTTGTGTAACTGATAATAATTACTTATCTTTGCAGTGCAATATAATATAGGCTGTAATGATAACAGGAGTTATATATAAGTACACCAGCCCCGATGGGACAGTCTATATAGGTCAAACTATAGATGAGTGTTCTCGTCGGGGTTCTTTCTTTTTGAATAGAAATTATGGTGGAGAAAAGTTTGATAATGCAAGAGCTAAGTTTGGTCCAGAAAACTTTGCTTATGAAAGGTTAGTGAGGAATACCTATGCAGATAAGGAAACTGCTAAGGCAGACTTAGATAAATTGGAAACCTATTATATAGAGAAATACGATTCCTATTACAATGGGTATAATAGTACAAAGGGAAATGGTGTTCACTTAAAAGTTAAGAATAAGAAAGGACTAAGGCATTACAGAGATAACAATTCTTATTGTGAGCTACCTCACCTTAATAAGCATCATACTACAGCAGGTATGAATTATAAACATAAGCCAGTATTACAGTATGATTTAGAAGGTAATTTTATTGCTGAATACTCTGGTTTAAGTGAAGCATCGAGATGCACTAAGGTTGGATTATCTAATATATCAAGATGCTGTAATGGGATTAGTAAACAATGTAAAAATTTTATATTTAAGTTCAAATGAGTACATATAAAGAATTAACCTACATGGTACTTGATGAATTGAAACTGTACTCAGATGATGCCCTATATACAGAGGAGCATGTTATGTTTCTACTTGGTAAGTATAGGACATTCTTACTGAAACAGAGATATTCAGATGTAAAGAAGCAGATACCTGAGAGTAACTATCAGACTATATGCTTGGATTTAATTGAGGTACCTGCTATATCAGGTGAGCCTTGTGAAGGTGGTTCTTATCTAAGAAGTAAGGAGAAGATACCTTTCCTAATGAAGATAGGTAATCCTATGGTGTACCCAGTTGATTATTATCAAGGGGAGATTACTTATGTAAGTAGAGAAAGGATGAGATATGTGGGATATAATAAGTATCTGAAAAATATCATCTATGCTTCTATTGGTCCAGATAATTACCTATACTTTAAGTCTTTCAATCCACAGTACTTGTATCTTGAAAAGGCAAGAATGACAGGTATATTTGAAGACCCACAGGCTGCATCAGAATTGCAGTGTCCTGATGAGAATGGTGATGCAGCATGTGACATATTAGATAAGACTTTCCCTATTGAAGATGCTCTTATACCTCCTATGATTGAACTTGTAGTCAAGGAGCTATTAGGTGCTGAGTACAGACCTAAGGATGAATCCAATGATGCAAAGGATGAGTTGTCAGAAGTAGCAACTAAATAGTGAGTTATGGAGTCTTGTCAAGAAGAGAAGGATAAGGGATTGGTTGATTTCCTAAACTCCATTAAAAAAGTGAATGAGCCAAGGGTTCATAAGGTTAGAGGTTCCTATGGTGTATATGATGCCTATAAGTGGATAAGAAAGAATAACTGGCTCAATATAGGAAGATGTCTTACAGAACATGAGTTCTATAGTATTGTAAGGAAAGTCAATGACTACTTAGCTGATAGTTTCCTTCATGGTAATGATATTAAGTTGCCACATAGAATGGGTAGAATAGAGCTAAGGAAATATGATGCGAGGGTTAGTTTTGATGGTGAGAAGGTTAAGACTAACTTACCTATAGACTGGGATAAAACTCTTAAATTATGGTATGAAGATGAGGAAGCCTATAAGGAAAAAACACTGGTTAAAGTGGAGGAAAAAGAAATCTTTAAGGTCTACTATAATAAACAATTAGCAGACTATAATAATCAGGTTTTCTATGAATTTAATGTCAATAGAGAACTGAAGAAGAGATTAAAACAAAGAATAAAAGAAGGAAAGATAGATGCTTTCAAGATATAATTATGGTAAAAGAATATAACTACATAAATATAAGAGAAGCTCTAAGTAGAGTACTAAGGCATCCTCTTCTTCAAGATGTGACTCTTGAGCAAGCTGTACAATATACCATTGACTTCATTGGTATATTTGGTATGCCAAAGTTATATCAAGATAAAGAAGAGGTTCTTCATATAGAGGACTTTAGAGCTAAGCTTCCTTGTGATTTAATATCTATCAATCAGATTAAGGAATGTGAGACTGGTGTATGCCTTAGAAGCATGACAGATAATTTCATGCCAAGGGAATACTATGACAGAAGTGCTGGCTACAAGGTACCACAAGAGTTGTCCTTCAAAACACAAGGACAAGTGCTATATGTATCCTTCAAGACAGGAGATGTATCAGTGTCCTATAAGGCAATCCCAGTAGATAAGGATGGATTTCCACTACTTATTGATAACCCTGTATTCCTGAAGGCACTTGAAGCATATATCAAGAGAGAGGCATTTACTATTCTATTTGATATGGGTAAGATTGCTCCTGCTGTATTGCAGAATACTCAGCAACAATATGCTTGGTTAGCTGGTCAATTGCAGAGTGAATTTACTATTCCATCACAGTCTGAGATGGAGAGTATATCAAGAATGTGGAATACACTCATACAAAGGACAAGTGAGTTTAATAATGGATTCTCATCTCTTGGTAATAAGGAATACATTAAATTACAATAACTATGCAGAAAGTTGTACAATTCAAAACAAAAGGAATGCAGAGGGACTTATCAGCTTCTGCATTTAACTCTGAATATTCTTATGAAAATAAGAATGTTAGGGTGATGCCAACTGATGAGAGTACTCTGCTTAGTTTGATAAATGAGAAAGGTAATAAGAAATCAAGTATAGCAGGTGTAGGAGACCACATTAAAGGTATTCCTATTGGACAAGCTTTAGTTAATAATGAACTTATTATCTTTGCTGCTGGAGATGATGATTACAGATTAGCAGATATAACTCCTAATATATTCGAGGCACCTGACATATTCCCTTGTGATGTTCTCATTACTGACCTTACTACTGGAGAAGATACTGCAAATGATATTACTCATAACCTAAGTTCTATTGGAGATATTACCCTTGTAGATTGTCCATACAAGTTGAATATAGATGTAGATTCTATGTTGGATGATAGAATCTATAAGCTATGGTTTAATAATGGTGCATTAACTGGAAAGAGATTATTTAGGGGAGATTTAGGATTCAATTATAAGCATCCTATAGAAACTATCTCATTCTATGAGAATACTGATATTAGAAAGGTATATTGGACTGATGGTTTGAACCAGCCAAGAGTAATTAACATAGCTGCTGCATCTGATGCAGTAAGCAAGTGGAATACTGATTCATTCAACTTTGTAAGAACACTTAGTCTTAATGAGAAAATAACTATTGAAAGAAATATTGTAGCCAATGGTAGTTTTGCTCCTGGGGTTATACAATATGCTTTTACTTACTTCAATAAGTATGGTCAGGAGAGTAACATCTTCTATACTTCTCCACTTTACTACATCTCATATAATAACAGGGGTGCAAGTACTGAGGATAGAGTAAGTAACAGTTTCAATATAGAGGTGACTAATGTAGATAAGAGATTTGACTACATCAGAATATATTCAATACATAGAACAAGCATAAATGCAACTCCAGATGTTAGGAGAGTTGTAGACCTGGCTCCTTCCACAAGTACAAGAAGAATACAGATTGAGGATGGAGGTAGGTACAGTATTAATTTGCCTGCTAATAAATTAGCCATAGCAAATAGAAGTACTGGAGTTAGGAAATACCTAAATGAATTTGAACCTGAATATGAATCTACTACAGAGAAGAGTTGGACACTTAACTCCTCTGAATATTATAGAATATACTTTCCTGATGGGAACTACATACATGTTGGCAATAAAGAGGGGACAGTTATTATCATTAGTATAAGGTATAGTAATCAAGCAACTATAACAGTAATTGGAGATATTGCTGCCTTATATGACTCTAATACAGCCCATGTGACATATACTGATAATGGCTTATCAGGAGATTCAGTAGACCCTACTGAGTTATTATATGTAGGAGGTGAAGAAGTAGTATTTGGTACAATGGCTCAAAAAGATAATACTCTGTTCCTTGGAGACATCGAGACAAAAAGAAAAACTCTTGACTCTACTATTAGAGGCTACTTCAAAGGCAAGAGCATTACCTTCTCTACCTATAATAAGAGTATAAGTTCTCCAGAAGCCAAGGGCTACTATCCTTATAGTAACCAACTCAAGATGAACTCTTATCAGTTTAAGACATTCAAATATCTTGAGTATTACAGATTTGGTATTCAAGCTCAGCACTATACAGGTAAATGGTCAGAACCTATATGGATTAATGATGTTAGAAACACTGTTCATATAGATACTACTTTCTATGAAGATAACAAGATAGGATTGCCAGTAGCTGAGTTTACATTAAATGATGCCACTATTATTGACAGGCTTCTTGACAATGGATATGTTAGAGTGAGACCTGTTGTAGTATATCCTACCATTAATGATAGAGAAGCTGTATGTCAAGGTATTCTCTGCCCTACTGTATATAATATATCTGATAGATTCGGTAATTCCCCATTTGCACAGTCATCTTGGTTTACAAGACCTAATGCACCATTTGATGAGTATAAGGCTTTTCATTACAATCAAAATAGTGAAGGTGCTTGGGGTGGAGACTGGGTTGGGTTAGGTCAATTCTTAGGAAATCCATCTGCATATTCAAGGGCAGGCATTATGTCTAATAACAGAACTATAGTTACTTCAGGAGAAACACAATACAATATTGATGTAGTTAATAAGGGAGCTTGGGCTGAATTTAGGCATAATAGACCTATTCCAGGCAATAGCAATAGGAATGCAGAAATCCAATGTATTTGGAATCCTCCTTCTGGTCCTTATGTTAAGGATACTGCAACTGACTCAGATGTTGCAAGTTGGGTATCTAACAATGCAGAGAATTACTACATTGACCAATCAATACTAACTTTCCACTCACCTGACATTGAGTTTGATAATGAAGTAAGAAGTATTGATACATCAGGATTGAAACTGAGGATAGTAGGTATGGTCCCTCTAACTGCATTTGCCTCAGATATTGATATTCAGACTTCTACCCCTGTTAATAACTTCTATGATAGTTCAGAGTTGCCTGCTGGATTCTACAAAGAGCCTGTGGGTGTAGAGAATGATTTCAGCCATGAAGGGCTTTATAACCATCTTGGTGATTCCCATTTTGGATGGAGAGGATTAATCTCTGGAGCATTCTGGTTTGATGAAGTAACTGCATACAAGAAAGATACAGGCAATACCAAGCACTATACTACTGGATTTGTTGTATATCCTTGGCACAGAAATGGCTCACTTAATAACACTAAGTTTGCTACTGATGGGTATAGGTCAGCTATGCTTGACAAGAAGAAGATGTCTAATATGAGGTATTCATATAAGTCAGTCTACTTGGATTCAGGTAATATATGGAATGCTTATATAAGTGGTAATAGTGCAAGAACTGGTATATCAGGAGTTGCAGTATTTGATTCTAATGAAGTGTCACTTGTTAGATTACCTGCACAAGAGAACTCAGGTCTTACAGATATTAACTACTATGGTAATGTAGATAAGCTTCTTACTATCTCAAGAATTGGTGATAAGAAGGATGGTTATCCTATTATGACTACTGGAGTTCAAAGTGCAGAGACTAATGCACATACTCTGTTTAGTAGTGGGTATATGCAGGTAGATAGTAGATTTACTGACCAAATTACAGGTACTGACCCTGTTAGAATCAAGTATAAGTCTACTCCTCATGCTGTATTAGCTCTAAACTATACTACATCAGGTGCTCAGAGGATATTACCTAATATCAAGGATGGTGATTATGATAATACTTGGCTTGTAAATGCACAGAACTCAGGTGCCCCAAGTGGACAACATATGTATTGGGATAAGTCAGGAAGTACCAAGAGTGTATCACAAGATACTATTATTACTGGTGCTCCAAGAGGTCCTATATCTGCTGTATCAAGTATCCAACATGGATGGCTATGGTTAGGAGAATTGTATAATGATAGTGTACAGAATAGGTTTGGAGGTCAGACAGAAGAGGCATTTGAAAATAATGTATGGCTACCTTGTGGAGACCCAATTTCTCTTGTAGATACTAACAATGGAGTTAAGAGCAGTGTTACTATCAGGTGGGAAGAAGGTGATACCTATTTCCAAAGATATGACCATATCAAGACTTATCCTTTCACTCTTGAAGACCAGAATGCAGTAACTGATATTGTATCATTCATGTGTGAAACAAGGGTAAATATTGATGGTAGATATGATAGGAACAGAGGACAGACAAGTAATTTCTCAATCACTCCTGAGAACTTTAACTTGATAAATGATGTATATTCTCAACCTAATAATTTCTTCAACTATAGGACAATTAATCCAAACAAGCTGAACTTGGATAACTTCCATAATTCAATTACTTGGACTAAGACTAAAACTGCTGGAGAGTTAATAGATACTTGGACTAACATTACTCTTGCATCTACTCTTGACCTTGATGGAGATAAGGGAAGTGTAAGGGCACTGAGAAGGTTTAATAACAATATACTTGCTTTCCAAGATAGAGGTATCAGCCAAATCCTGTATAATGAGAATATGCAAATTTCTTCTACTGATGGAGTCCCTATTGAGATTGCAAACAGTGGAAAGGTTAATGGTAAGAGATATATCTCTGATAGAATAGGATGTACTAATAAATGGTCTATGTGTGAAACACCTAATGGTATTTACTTTATAGATGACATTACAAAAGGCATATTCTTATTCAATGGTCAGTTGGGTAATCTATCTGATAGATTAGGTTTCCACTCTTGGATTAACAGAGCTTCTGATAGTATAGATATATGGAACCCAGTAGACTTTGATGGATTTGTTACCTACTATGACAAGGTTAATGGTGATGTATTCTTTATTAGTAAAGATGAGTGTTTAGCATTCTCTGAGCCATTAGGTCAGTTCAGCTCATTCTATAGCTATGAGAAGATGCCTTACTTTACTAACCTTGAAGACAGAGGAATTGCTCTTAATGTTGAAGGTACAGGTACATTATACAGACCTTGGTTGCATAATGAAGGAGACTATAATATGTTCTTTGGAGTATATCAGCCATTCTACACTACCATAATAGCTAACCCAGATATGCCTGTAGATAAGATATTCAATAATCTTGAGTTCAGGTCAGATAGCTGGGACAAGAATGGTAATCTGCTTAATACAACATTTGATACTCTAACTGTATGGAATGAATATCAACAAGGTACTTCTACTCTGAATAATATCTTAGGAAGACCTTCTGACTTGAAGAAGAAGTTTAGAATTTGGAGGGCTAACATACCAAGAGCTAATGCTGTTGGTTCTACTAAGAAAGGTAGAGATAGAATGAGAAATCCTTGGTTATATATCAAGTTATCTATGGAAGGAGAGAATGTAAATAAGACTGTATTGCATGATATGATTGTGCATTACTTTGAGTAATAATAGGGGGAAGGTAAGTTTATTACTTATCTTCCCTTTACTTTTTGGATAATATCCTTGTATAATTCAAATACTTTGTTTATCTTTGCAAACAAATTAGTATGATATGGCTAAAAGAAAAGTTATAAGAAAGTCTAACAGACCATTTACATACAACCCTCATTACTATGGTTGGGGTGGTGATTTCAAGGCTGCTATGGGTGGCACAGGAGCATTTGACTTAAAGAATACTTTTAGTGGAGGCAATGTTGCTGGAATGCTAAAGGGTGGCTTGGCAAGTGGCGTAGGTAGTGCAGTAGGTAATATTGCAGGTGGTGCTATTGGAGGAGGACTTGAATCAGGTGCAGGTAGTGCAATTAGTAATATTGGAGGTACTATAGGAGGTGCTGTGAGTTCAGTAAGTCCCCTATTAGGAGGTATTATTTCTGCTGGTACTGGCATTATAGGAGGTCTTACAAATAGGATGTTTGGCTCCAAGTTAAATGAAGAGAAAATTGCTGAAGTTGAGGGAAGCAACAGAGCTATAAATACTGTTATGGTAGATAGTAGTAGTGCTGATTCAGTTATGAACCAGTGGGCTAATCAGGACTTTGGGGCAGACTTCTCTGAATCAGATATTGGTAAAGATGGTTGGTTTAGCAATAAGGCTAAAAACAAATATAAGAAACTAAAGAAGCAACAGGATATTGCAAGAAATAGAGCATTGACTTCTTATGAGAATGCAGCAGATGCAGCAGATACTCAGTCTGACCTTAATGCTATGGCAAGCTTTGCTGCCTTTGGTGGTCCTCTTGGTATATGGGGAGGATATGGAAGTGGAGCAATAGGCTATGAGTTAGCTAAAGAGAATTTAGGTATTAAGGCTCTTAATGCTGCAAATAAAGGTAAGCTGACTTCACTACCTAACTCATTTGAATCGCCAGAATTGAACACTTTTGCTAAAGGAGGTAAGATACATATCAAGCCTGAGAATAGAGGTAAATTCACTAAGTATTGCGGAGGTAAAGTTACTTCAGAGTGTATTGCAAAGGGCAAGAGAAGTAGTGACCCTGCTGTAAGGAAGAGAGCTACTTTTGCTGCTAATGCAAGGAAATGGCATCATGCTTTTGGAGGAGATTTACTTACTAATGGTGCTGAGTGGGACAATGGTCTTAGAATAATTGGTAATGGTGGAACCCATGAGGAGAATCCAATGGAAGGTGTACCTATGGGAATGGATGCTGAAGGAAACCCAAATCTTGTAGAGCAAGGTGAGGTTATATTTAATGACTATGTATTCAGTAATAGGATGTTTGCTGATGGTGGTCTATTGGAGAGCTTTAATCTTCCTAAATCCTATGATGGTTATTCATTTGCTGCAATAGCAGAGAAGCTGGGAGAGGAGTCTAAGGAAAGACCTAATGACCCAATAAGCAAGAGGGGACTTCTAAGTTCTATGTCCAGACTGCAACAAGCCCAAGAGACTGTAAGACAACAGAATCAAGTAGGTCAAGAAGGAGTACAATATGCTCATGGTGGTAGAATGGGTACATTATTTGATGGTCTTGGTGGTATGCCTAACTTCTTAGATGGTGTAGATTATGGAGATTGGCAAGACTATGGTACTCTATTAGAGCCTATTAATGCAGAAGATTTATGGAATGAATATATGGCAGGTGCTGATGGAAGTGATGAAGGAGATACTGATAATAGCAGTAAATTAACTTGGCTAAGATATGCTCCTGTAGTAGGTGCTGCAATAGGATTAGGTCAGAATTTATTCAGTAAGCCAGACTATACAAGTGCAGATGCAATACTTGAAGCAGCTAATCAAGCAGGTAATTATACTCCAGTAGGATATACTCCAATAGGTAACTACCTACAATATAGACCTTTTGATAGAAACTTCTATTTGAATAAGCTTAATGCACAAGCAGGTGCTACAAGAAGGGCTATTATGAATACTACAAGTCCTTCAAGAAATGCAGCCTTACTTGCAGCAGATTATAATGCTCAAGGTAGATTAGGAGACCTTGCAAGACAGGCTGAAGAGTATAACTTGGCACAAAGACAAGCTGTTGAAACCTTTAATAGAGGTACTAATATGGCTAATGCTGAGATGGGACTCAAGGCTGCAATGGCAAATCAAGAGGCTGCATTAAAGGCAAGAAGTTCAAGACTAAGTGGTGTTGCACAGGCTATGGCAGTAAGAGATGCTGTTGATGCAAGGAGAGGTGCAAGTATGAGTGCTAACCTTACTAACTTCTTTAATTCTCTTGGAGATATTGGTAGAGAAGAGTATAGCAGAAATATGATTATGAGTAATCCTGCACTATACTACTCTATTGATAGCAAGGGTAATGTTACATATAAGAATGGATATGAAAATCTTAGTGAAGCAGAGAAGAAGGAAGTAAGAGATGCTGCTAATAAAGCTAAGAAAAAGAAAGCTAAGGGTGGTTATTTAACTATTAAGAAGAAGTAATATGGCTAATTATAGTTTAGTAATAAATTCACAATTCAAGCCATTCTCTTATCAAGAGATGCTGGCTCCAACCTTGATGGCTACTCAGGCTCATCAAGAGTTGGAGAACCAGTATGGAGAGCTTGCTACTAAGGCAAGTGTATGGGAGGAAATGGCTAATGAACAGACTGACCCTTATGCTTACAAGATGTACAAGACCTATGCAAATGACCTTGAAGAGCAAGCAGGTCAGTTAGCAAGAGAAGGACTTAATGCTGCAAGTAGAAGGGATATGCTCAATATGAGAGCAAGATACAGTAAGGAGATAACTCCTATTGAACAAGCTTATACAGCAAGGCAGAAGCAAGCAGAAGAACAACAAAAAGCACTTCTTCAAGACCCAACATTGATGTTAAGTAGAAGAGCTTCAACCACAAGTCTTGATGACTATATAAGGAATCCTCAATTAGCCTATGAATCATATTCAGGCAAGCTAATTACTGCACAGGCTGCAAGTGCTGCATCTGCATTAGCTAAGGAAATGCAAGAGAAGCCAAGGAAATGGAGAAGCATCTTAGGTAATTCATACTATGAAACTATAATGCAAAAGGGCTTCAGTTCTCAGGCAGTATTACAGGCTATACAGGATAATCCTAATGCTGCTCCTCAACTTACAAGAATTGTTGAAGATGCTATTAATTCAAGTGGTGTTAGAAACTGGGGAGACCAAGCTACTATTGCAAGGGCTATTGACTATGCTAAGCAAGGTCTATGGAGTGCAGTTGGTGAGACTCAATATCAGACTCTTGATAATTGGAGAGCTAAGATGGCTGAACAAGAAGCTATGCAGATTAGAGCAGATAAGAGAAAAGCTGATGCTGCTCAGCAGGCAAGGCTTAATAACTTAGCCATCAATCCTTTGAACATCTACAGCAGTAGAGAATTAAGTAAGGATGAGAAGAAGTACAATGATGACATGAAAAAGTATTCTAAGTACTTCTATAAAGAGAATGGTCAGTGGAAGATGAATTATGAAGGATGGAAAGCTTACAATAGTAAGAGATATATCCCAGGAACAACATCTCCATCAACAGGTATTCCAGTAACTCAAGGTCAATATGTTGATTCTGATTTCAAGAGGTTCATTGATGGATTAGGTGGCAAAGGTGCTATAAGTTCTGATAGCTTTGGTCCTGACCAGAAAGTAAATGTTGGAAGATTATGGGGTAGATATGCTGATGATTCTCCATCAGCAAGAACTGCAAGATATGATGCTACAAGAGTTACTGAGTATGACTATCCTATTGCAGGTGCCCAACAGGGTGATATGAAGGATGCTATTATGACTGCTGGCAGAGGATTAAGTCTTAAAGAGGTAGATTATGATAGCAAGTCTAAGCAATTCAAGGATACAGGTGAGGAAATCACTATGGAAGACTTGAAGAGTGATAAGTACAAAGTAACTGCTACAAGATTCAGTCCTTATGGTACTACTGTAATGATACAAGATGATAAAGGTAATGTGAGAAGATTCAGAATGCCTGCTGGTGTCAATACAACTAATGAACAGAATAGAGATAGGGCAATGGCTGCTGCAAATCAATGGCAACAAGTAGTCAATACAGGACAATATACTGATGCAAGAGGTAATGTACATCAAGCTACTCCAGATGAAATTACTTATGCACAGCAACAATATGCACAGGCTATACAGCAAGCCTACTTATTCCATTCTCAATTAGGAGTACAGAATAAGACAAAAGAACAAGAGTTTAATCCTTATGGATATTAAGATATGGCAAAAGAAACTAAAGTAAAGGATATAGATATTACTAAGAGTGGTCCAATGACTTTCAGAGATTTGCAGGAAGCAAATCAGGAGCCATACACTAACCTTAGTCCTGAGTTTCAGTCATTCAGCATGAATGTAGGAGCAAATACTGCTCCTACTTCATTGTATGATGCAAGGGCACATGGTGAGCAGATGGTTGCAACTTCATTAGAGGGAACTGCTACACCTTGGGGTGAAAGCATGTTTGATGAGCCTACTGCAACTGAAGCACAGTTTCAGGAGTTAGGGGATATAAGAGCTAATAACCAACCTTGGTATGCACAAATAGGAGCAGGTCTTGCTAAAGGTGCTATACTTGCAGGTACTACTTTCCTTGATGGTACTGTAGGTTTGATATTTGGAGCTGGTACTGCAATAGGTGAAGGTAGATGGTCTGGTCTTTGGGATAATGACTTCTCTAAAGCTATGCAGTCTGTTAATGAATGGTCTGAGCAGGCATTACCTAACTATTACACAAGAGCAGAACAAGAGCAGCCTTGGTATGAAAATATCTTCACTGCTAACTTCTTAGGTGATAAGTTTATCAAGAACTTAGGTTTCACAGTAGGTGCTTTCTATAGTGGTGGTGTTACTGCTGCTGGATTGAAGGTAACTAAGTTACCTCAACTCATTGGTGCTATTGCTAAGTCTTCAAAGGCTCCAGCAATAGTTAATACTGCTGTAGGTGCTACTATCTCAGCAGTAAATGAGGGCAGAATTGAAGCACTCAATAATAGTAAGGATTGGTTTGAGCTTCATAAAGCACAGCTTGATGACAGTCTAAGGGAAAGGTTAGATGCAATACAGGCTGAATATGAAGCTAATGCAGGAAAGGAGCTTGTAAGAAGTGGTGTAGAAGGCAATCAGCTTGTAGACCCAGCTTATGTAAAATATCAAGATGCTATTGCAAGAGAAAGAGAAGCTTACAATGCAGCACTTGGTAAACTAAATGAGGATAGATTGAAGATGGGTAATGCAGACTTGCTTATGAATATACCTATCCTTACTGCATCCAATATAATTCAGTTTGGCAAGTTATATGCTAATGGATTCAAGACTGCAAGAAAGGCTACTAATATAGTAGGTAAGGCAGGAGAATATACTGCTGGTACTACAAGATTAGGTGCTGCTACTGCAATAACAAAGGGTGCATTATCTGAAGGTACTGAGGAAATGGCACAAGGTGCTGCAAGTAGAATAGCAGGTAATTATTATTCTACTGATGTAAACAACTTTTATAAGTCAAAGACTGACCCAGAGGCTGCACAGGAGACTCTAAGTTGGACTAAATCATTTGCTGAGGGAATCAATGAGACAGTAAATGATGGCTCTGTGTGGGAAGAGTTCTTTATTGGCTCTTTGACAGGTGCATTAGGTATGCCAAGATTCAGAAGTGTAAGAAATGCACAAGGTGGTATTCAGTCTCCAATCACTATTGAGGGTGGTGCCATAAATGAATGGAGAGACTACAATGAGAAGATAGCAAGAGAGAATGAGATTGCTAATTACATGAATAGCAGAATAAACTCTCCTGAATTTAAGAACTACTATCAAGGTCTTATTAGGCATAATAAGTATCAGAATGATATGAATAGAGCTGCTGAGGAAGGTGATGAGTTCAACTTTAAGAATGCAGAACATGCTCAATTAGTATCTGATATTGCCATGTTTGATAATGCAGGTAGAATGGAAGACCTTACTACCTTAATTAACACAGCATTTGATACATCAGATGAGAATCTTGCCTCTATTGTAGAGAATACTACAACTACTCTTGAAGATGGCTCTAAGGTAGGTCCATTTGTAGATAAGAATGGTAATCCTATGTATGCTACCCCAGAAGGTAAGCAGGAAATGATAGAGAAGTTGCAGCAGAACCATGATGAAATGACCAATACTATCAACAATTATCTGAAGATAAAAGATGAGCTTGATATTAAGACAGGTCAGCAATTATCAGATGACCAGCTTGAAGAATTGACTTGGATGAAGTCTCAGATAGGTAACTGGTCTGAGAGAGCAACAGCCATGTCTGGGGAGGTAAAATCTGCAATAGGTAGTGTATTAGGTAACTTAGAGTCATTCCTTAGATTTAATGAGCAAGTAAGAGAGTTTGAAGGTGCTACTCATGCTGATTTAACTGATAGATACAGACAAGCAGATGAGAATGTAAGAGCTATTCAAGGTGCAATAAACACTCTTAATCTTGTAAGAAGTCAGGATGATAAGACATTGGCTCATACATTGGCAACTAATCCTAAGTTTGTAGATGGTCTTGTTAAGGAAATTAATGAGGTAGATGAAACTGTACTTAGTGCAGATGAGAAAGAAGATATTACAACTAAGCTGAATGATATTGTTAAATTAGGTAATGCCTCAAAGACATATAATGCAAAGCTGAAAGAATATCTTGAGAATCCTCAAAAGCAAGCAGAAGACCATGCAAGAGCTGATGAGCAAGCTGTGCAACAAGAAGCTAAGAAGAAGTCTGATGACTTGAAAGTGTCTTTGAATGCTGCACAGAATTTACAGGAGTTCAGGGGTATCATAGATACCCAAGATGATATAGAGAATAGGGATAGAGTTCTAAAAGAACTTGAGGATGAAGGCAGTGAGATGGCTAAGAACTACAGAGAAACTTCACAATACAATAATGAGGTGAGAAGAGTTCTTAATGAGTCAGATGCAGAACCACAAGCTAAACAAGATGCTATGAAGCTCCTTCAAGACCAGTTCAGTAACTCTGAAAGCCTTGAACAGTTAGCTAATCCTAACTCAATTTATATCAATAATGAGAATGCCTTTGATGAAGATTCTGAGGGTGATGTTGAGTTGTCTGCAACAAGATTCCAAGAGGCTCAATATGCTTTGCAGAATGCAATGTCTCAGGTAAATAATGACAATAGATTCAAGGATAGATTCTCACCTGAATATAAGAAGCCCGTAGAGAAAAGAGAGGGAACTGTAAGAGGTGATGATAGAAGAGATACTACAGGAGATAGTGGTACATCTACTACTCCTACTGTAGCAAGTAGTGAGGACTTACCTACAACAGAATTACCTGTAGGTAATATAACTGCTGAGATGGTTAATGAGGAGAATAAGAAAGCCAATGAAAGGGTAGAAACTCCACAAAGACCAAGTAGAGATACTGTTAATCAATTCTATAGACCTGCTGTGCCTGAATTGCATATAGAGGCAAGTAAGGAAGGTGACTTTAGACCATTTGATATTGTAGTAGGTGAAAGAGAGAAGGATGTAGACTTCTCTGGTATTTATGGCTACCTAAGAGACCAAGGAGCATTTAGATATGTAAATGAGGGTAACTTAAAGGCAGGTGATGAACTTGGATTTATGATTGACCCTGATTTCAATGACCATACTATCTTTATTATAGACAAAAGAAATAATCAAGTAGTTGGTAGCTTGGATGAGTCTGATTATAGTGTTTCAAGGTATGAGGGTCTAAAGGGTCTTGAAGAGAAGATAAGAGGTGAATATGCTAATAGGCAGAATAAGACTGGTAAGTTCATTGCCACACCTGTTACAAAGGTATCTAAGGTAATGGTAGGTAGAGTTCCTTATGGTAATACTGAAAGGAGTTTATCTGAAATACCTAATGTATCTTCAACTGATAGAAAGCCTATCTTTGGTATTATAAAGAATGGTGTTCTTACCACTAATGGTAAGATTGATGATAGTCTTATTATCAAGCCAGTGGATATGAGCCAAAAGGAAGGTAGATTATATCTGCTTATACCTAATGGAGCTGGTAAGTATTCTCCTGCTGCTGTAAGAGTTAAGCACTTCAATAATGAAGAGTTCAATCTGAATGATAGCAACATAAGTTCTACTCCTGTTGGAGAAGATATAAAGAATGCTATTACTAAGTTATCAACTGCTACATCACAGGATGATGTATCTGCTGCTATGCAAGACTTAGCACAAGACTTGTATATGCAGGATATTATGGTTACTTGGTTCAGTAGTAGGGCAGGTGATGGTATTGTTATCAGTAAGAAGGTAAGAAAGCCAGATGGTACTTATGAGAAGGTAATCATTAATGGAAAGGAGCAAATCAAGGAGGATAAGTATGATGTATATTTCTCTACAAGTAGTAAGAGTGCAGAGATTGGGGGTATAAACTTTGATGTAACTGCTCTTGAGGATTTAGGAGATACAAGTGCATTAGGTACTCCTAAGAATCCTGAGGATATATACAATGAGATACTTGGACACCTTATTAAATTTAATCTTCCTTTGCAGGTCAGCACAAGAAGAATAAATGAAGGTGCATACAACAATAGATTGATAAACTCTAATATCCTTACTTCAAATATTACTGAGGCTTCAGTAAAGAGTAATTGGTTTACTACTGATTACTTTGATAATGAAGGTAATTTACATCAGGCTATAAGCCCAGCTTCTGTAGCTCCTCAACCTAAGAGGAAAGTAGAAACTCCTGTAGGTGGTGCTGAGGGTGCTATTGCAGGTACAAGAATAGTATCTGTATTCTCAAATAAACCATACTATGTAGACTTAAAGACAAACACTATCAGAGATGACCAAGGCAGGGCTGTAGAAGTTACTGACAGTAACAGAATATTGTTTGACTTAGCTTGGGCACAAGATAACTTTGGGGATGCTACAACATCATCAATGATGGTAGATAACAAAGTTCTTACTCCCGATGGTAAGGTGCTTGATAGAAGCAAGCAGACATATCTCAGTGGTAAAGAGGCACAAGATGTTAAGGATACTATTGCAGGTAGAAAGAAAGAAAGAGAGGATAGAGTTGCCAAGTCTAAGGAGGTTATCAGTGAAATATATGAGAACCAAAAGAGAATAGATAAGACAAGAACTGATGGAGAGTTTTATTATGTACTTGAAGATGATGGTGAATACCACCAATATAGTAGAGTGCATAGTAGATTAGGTTCTAATTGGGTAGAATCTCCTAAGCAAACAGAGGCTCTAACACAAGTAAGAACCAAGCTATCACAGTTAGTTGATACCCCTGCTCAATTTGACAATTACTTGAAGTTCCTTGAAAACAAGTATAAGATTAGTCTTGATGGTTATCAAGGAAAGACTGATGCCAAGAGTAGAGATACTATTGTGAATATAGTAAGGGACAAGATGTCTGGTACTAATTCACAAAGAGCACTTGATGCTGGCTCAGCAATAGATAGTATTATCAGACAGTACTTTACTATAAGGGATGTATCTAAGATAGTGAGACCATCCAATATGTCAGAGAGTGCTTTCATAGATTTAATTACTACTCTTAATAGAGTTAAGTCAAATATGGAGCAAATGGGAGAAAGATTCCTTGCTGACAATATTGTATTATTCCAAAAATATCCTGATGGTACAAGAGTTGCAGGTGAGGTTGATATTCTCTCTGTTGATAAGGATGGTAACTTTAGAATCTATGATGTAAAGACAAGTAGATACAGCTTCTATGACTTTACAGACAGGTATGGTCATAAAGTTAATTACTTTACTACTCCATCTGCTACTCAGAGAATGAGTGCAAAGGATTACTATACTTTACAACTTTCTGCTTACAAGAACTTATTTGAATCTCAGTATGGTGTACCAGTTACTAAGTTAGCTGTAATGCCATTTGTATTGAGCTATGATAAAGAGAATGTGTCAGCAGTACAAGGTGAGAGAGGTATTTCTATTACATACAATCCTGCTGTTAATGTGCCTTTAGCAAGTGCAGTTAGAGTAAGTAAACCTACTGAAGCTCCTGCTACTCCAGCACAAACTCAGGCAGTTCCTATCTTTGAGACTTCATTAGAGACACAGAACCCTATTGAAGATTTAACACCTGAACACAGTATGAATAATGCTGATGAAGGAGTAGGTTACTTTGAGCTGGATGGCAAATTACATAAGGGATATGTTACACCACTTGCTGTAATTGATGGGGTTGAAGTCCATGTAACTAAGGTTCCTAATATTACAAAGGGATTTGGTAGGGCAAATGAAGTTGCCCATGTAGCTTCAAACAGCTTCTATGCAGTATTCCCTAATGGTAAGACATTCTTATTCTTGAAGAATAATCCTGTGCAGGGGGGTATGACCCAATCACAAGTTGAGGATGCAATTAGAAAAGGGCTTGGAGCTAAGCCACAGAAAGTTAAGGAATTAGCATCAGAAAAGACTATATTGTTTGACCCTGATGCAGTACCTACTGCAAGTACTGCTCCTATCACTACTGTGGAAACTCCTGCAACTATTAATCAAGGTAATACCCAGACAGGTGCTGCCTATACTGCCCAAAAGGAACAGGCAATTAGTGACCATGATGAAGAGTTTGAGGATGAATTTACTTTAAGAAGAGTAGATGACACAGAAGCTATAGTATGGAATCAGGAAAAGGAACTTAATTGGTTAAGTAGAGTACTACCACAATTAAGTACTGAAGATAGGCTAAAAGTAGTAAAGGGTCTTATTAAAGTAGGTAGACAAGGTGCCTTAGCTTGGGGTCAATTTGATAGAGGAGTAATCACACTATCTGACATAGCTGCTGAAGGTACTACATACCATGAAGCATTCCATGCTGTATTTAATCTCCTTCTTGACAATAATGAAAGACAGGCATTATATAATGAGGCAAAGAAGTTATATGGTGAGAAGGATAATCTCTCTCTTGAGGAAGATATGGCAGAAGGATTCAGAGAGTATGTAATGACAAGACAGAATAGGGGCTTAGGTAAGAGAATACTTGATTTCTTCAAGGAACTCTTTGCTAAGGTTACTAACTGGAATAACTTTAGACCTTCCTTGATAGACTACTATAGAAGAATTAATGAAGGTAAGTATGCAGATAGTACATTCAAAGTTCCTACTATCAGTGAATTGAGAGGTACTACTTCAACTACTACATCATTTAATACTTTAAGTGATTCTATGCAAGAGAATTTATTGAAGAAAGGTTGGACAGCAGAGAAGTTTGATTCAATCTCTCAAGAAGAAAGAGACCAAGCTGTTAAGTGTATAGCTTTTTAATCAGTAGGATGAAATTTTTTATTAGGGGGTAACAGAAATGTTACTCCCTTTTATTTTATGTAAAAAAAATAGGGAGAGGAGTAAAACTTAATTTACTCACTCTCCCTATTTGCTTTATTGCTTAAAGAATGGAATACCTTCCTCAGGATGCAAACCTCTATAAATAGTTTTGTTCATTGGAATAAGTGGAGATTCAAAGAATAGTCTTGTTGCCTTAGATTCTCCCTTATACCTACCTGACTGTATCAAAGCATCTTCTCCAGCAAATACTTCATAATTAAATGGATTCACAAGTCCAATTAAATCAAGAGTATTCTCAAGAGTATTAATGCCAGTAGCAGGAGACTTTATAATCTTCAATCCTTCACTAACCATTTGAGGTCCTGGAATCAAAGCTCCTAATTCAGTATATAGTCTTCTTGCTTGATACTCTGCCATCTTAGCCAACCAAGGTCTATCCTTGTCATCTGACCAGTCCATAAGACCAAGTACAAGTGCTACTGCCAAGAAGTGTCCTACCTCAGTTGCAGCTCTTTTGATGTTTGCTTTCTCAGTCTTGGAAAGTTGGTTCCAATTTGCAGCTAATGTAAACTGACCTTCTTTCAATTCCTTAGCAAGCTGCATCAAGAACCTGCCTGTGGTATTATAATAGCCTTCTGTCCATGCTTGCAGGTCATAGTTATATGTAGCAGACTTGAATCTTCTATTCAAAGATGGTTTAATCCACTTTCTAAACATAACACCCATTCTACCTATAGCCAATCTTTGTACTGCACTTCTATCAGCCTTATTATAAATACCGTGCATTCTCTGATTTATAGCAGCAGACTTTCTACTAAATGCTATAATATCATCTCTTGTAAATGCAGACCCATCCTCCTTAGTATAACCCTGCTTTAACTGTAACTTAGCACCTAATTTCTTGTTATTCTTATCAATAGGAACCACTTCCATAGCATCCCATAGAGACACTATTTTACCATCAGGAGCTTTCATTTTATAAGCATCTGCAAGTGCTAATGAGGTTCTATTCTGCATCCAATGTTCACCAGCATTATTCATAAGGAATAGAGCAGAAGTACCAAACATTCTGCTAAACCAAGTCTTTCTATCAAAGTTTACCTCCTTAACATCAGTCTCATATTCCTGCATTACATTGAACAATTCATCCCACAAAGCAAGTTTGCTTGTCTTGACTCTATTACCAATCTCTGCAAGAAATTCAGGTAGGGCTTGACCATAGTTCCTGTCAGCTCTTAGAGTATTAGATTCATTAAAAAACTCTCCAGAGAAAGATTCAATCCTCATCATAACTCCACCAGTAGCCACATTGGAAATACCTGATAGCACATTGACAGCTAATATATTAAGAGAAGTCATCCTATTAACAAAGTTAGCCACCTTTCCTTTATCAATCTTGGTATTACCAAATGTACCCTCATCAGCCATGTATCTACCATAGACCTGCATCTCAAAGAAGTCATTTAGCCTTTGCATGAATCTTGTTTCATCACCAGACTTAGTGAGAGTAGATTCCACTCTCCTACCTACAGACTTAAATTTCTCAACCAATGGTTTACCACCTCTTGTCTGTATAATCTCCCTCTCCTTTAGCATATCCCTACCAAGCTCAAGAACATCAATTACTTTATTCATTTCATTGAAGTCATTAGCCATAGCTGCATAAGCTGTAAGAGTAGATACTATATCAGTAGATAGGTCATTAGGACTTTCACCCTCTTTCATCTTGGTATAGTAGATAGGAAGCACTTGTACCTCTTTACCTTCAAAGTCCTTTACTGTAGCCCTATCTCCAAACTCAGTGTCATCTGTCCTTCTAATGAATTGGTCTTTAACAGCTTCCCATACTTGTGTACTACCTGACTTTACACCATCAGATGCCTTTACTCTTTCAAGCAAGTCCTTTCTGATTTTAACTGCATTAGTTAAGGTAGTGTACTTGTCAGGAAGGTATGAATCCAGCTTAGCTTTTATCTCCATAACCTTATTGTAGTACTCTTTCTGGGCAGGATTCAAATTCTGATAAGCCTTATTGCCATAGATTGATACTTTAGGTTGCTTCTTTCCATTGACTACCTCCATGTTAGCATCAAACCAAGCTTGTCTTTCCTTTCTGTACTTCTCTGCATTATCTCCTACAGGATTCTTACCATACTTTTCATTAAGAGACCTGAACATTTCCCTGACTTTCTCCTTGAATAGACCTTGGTTAATCTCAGAGATATAATTACCTGTAAGATTACCTTTACTGTCTCTTTCAAACATCCAATCAGTGTTCTTAATTCCAGCTTGCTCCAACTTAATGGTAGCAGCTTGAAGTTCCTTCATAACATTGATAGTTTCCAACCTTGCATTTTCTTTACTCTTCTTGACAGCTTGGTCCATAACTTTCAGCATATAATCTGAAGAGTCTGCCATAGAATCAAGCCATCTGTCAAAGAAAGATATGTCCTTGTCAGCTATCTTAACCAAGTCTTCAGCACTCATAGTCTTGCCCTTAAACTTGCCAAAAGGGACAGTTATACTTTCTCCTACAAAAGGTTTAATGAAATCAACAAAGAGAGGCATTGATACCTCATTGTACCTCACAAACAAGTCCCCAAGTAATGTGGCAGTATTATCTAATACTACCCTTACTCTCTGACCATATCTATTGTCTGCATACTTCTCTTCATCAATAAGAGCCTTTCTAATGTCATCAGTAATATGTTTGTAACTATACAAGTAGTTTCTAACATCTCTTAGTACTCTGGCTCTCTCATTAATATTAGGAGCAGGTGTATTCTGTAGCATAGTAAGTCTGTCACTTACCTTAGATAGTTCCTCAAGAGCATTCTCTACAAAAGTATAAATACCTTCAATCTCATTGTTATCAGCTAATTCAATATCCAATCTGTCAATGAGTAACCTTTGATTAGCACTAAACTGGCTATTAGGATTTCTCTTTTCATAAATCTTCAATCTCTTCAACTCATTCTCAATGATTCCTTGAAGTAACTTCTTATCTCTTGCCACTCTCTCTGAGGTACTGTAAAATACCCCACTTGAAGCTATATTGCTAACATCAATAGCCTCATCCATGCTGCCATTAAGTATTTGCTGTGCTAAAGAACCAAAGTTCTTGTCAGCCTCCTTCATGGCTCTTTGTATAGGACTTGCACTAATATTCTTAAAGAAACTCTTAACTGCTTGAATTACTCTTTGCAGTAGATTCTTATAAGGAGCAGATGGAATATTCTCACCTTGAAGAAGATGCTTTGCAAGTAGTTTACCCGCAGCTTCTTTTGCCAACTTAGCCTCATCACTATGATATAAAGTATCATAGGTATCATAGTCCTCACCTATAATTTCTCTTGCCAGTCCATTGGAAGATATATTATTGATAAGTCTTATGATAAGTGGATTATCCCCCATAGCTTCAATGGCAAAGTGTGCAAATTCCTCAGGAAGTGCTCTCTCACCTTGAATACCATTAGCGAGCCTAATCATTTCAACAAGACCATTTGCTGCATTTCTTGCAACATCAAAATCAGTTACACCATGAATACCCATTCTTCTTTCAAGGTCAGTCAAAGCACCTATCCCTATTCCATGAGACTCAAGAATACCCCTTAACCTGTTATTAAGGTTTTCATTGTATTCCATCTTATCTGCATTAATAGAGTTAAGCCTGTTTCTTTTCTCAACCTTTACTCCAATGAATACTCTTGGAGATTCACTGTCTTGAATCTTAACTATATTAGCCACATAATCATCCCTATACTCTGAGTTCTGATTAAAGGCTATAGCCCTTTGTTTCAACTTCTGATAATTCTCATCATTGTTTACCCACAGAGCTGGTCTGTCCATTCCTTTCTTATAGTACCCAATCTCCCTATTAAGTCTCTCAAGTACCTTAGTTTCTGGAATGACTTTACTGAGATTAGTCTGCTTTAGCAAACTTCTCAATGTAGGTTCACTGTTTTCATCTAATGTTAGCCTTGGATTCCAATCTCTTATAAAAGAGTCAGCTTTTGTAATAAGATATAGTCTTGTAGCCTCACTTCTATTGTTTGAAGTGAAGGACAGCAAGTCCTTAAATAACTTGCTGTCCACTACTTGACCATTTCTATTCTTTACCTTTGGAATAATTGCACAACTTCTTGCCATATCTTATAAACTATATAATGTTGGAGCACCACAAATACTATCACCATTCTCATCCTTATACTCTGTATTAGGTTGAATAGCTGTTACATCATCAGCCTTTGGAGCAGAAGTATCAAGAGGAGTACCATATACCTGTTGGAAAGCATCAGTGTCTATCTCTGGAATAGAATCCCAATACTCTTGAGGCATGTCTTGATAGTCAGGCATAGAATCATAATCAACCTCAGCATCCCCAAGGTCAAATCTTGACAATGTATCTGCATAAGGGTCATAATCTTTCCTGTTCTTATCAATTACAGTTTCCATCTCTTCTACATCCTTACCATATTCATATTCAATAAAGCTGTTTCTGAAGCCTAATGGTTCAATCCTTTCATAAGTTGCAACATTAGTCTGTTCAGTACCTAATGAAGCCAGCTTGTAATAGACATATCCTCCTCTGATTCTCTTACCTATATACTTAAAGAAATCATAGGCAGGACCATCAGGAGTATCTATCCTTTTCTTGATAATTTTCTTATCTCCAAAGGTAGCATTATCATCAATCACAAATGTAACTTCATCCTTAACTTCATTATCCTCTCCTATGAATTGAACAGAGGCTGTATCAGGGATTTCAGGAACCAACTTTCTATTATCCAAGTGATTATAGACATATTGGTCTACAAATTGACTATAATCATCACTTGATGACAAGAGGGTTCTCAATGTACTTATGTACTCTGGAATAGCATTTCTCACTGCCACAGGTGCCAAATGGATGAAGGTTGAAGGTCCAAATGCAAAGCCATTTCTGTAATAGCTATATCTGAATAGATTAAGAGCAAGTTTCTGAGCTTCTGGGTTACTCATATATAATAGAGATGCCCAATCTCTCATATATCTTTCTCTCAAAGTAGGACTTAACTGACCTACATTCTTAAACACTACTGTGTCTACAGGATTACTGTCATTTGCCCTAATTACCTTGAGTCTCTTAATAAATTCAAGGTCAGCTATATCCTCATTATCTGTAACCACTCTCTTGAAGTATTCAGGGAAGTTATTGATGAAATCCTTTCTCTTATCAGAGGAAGTTACAATAATATCACCTACTTCTGAGTCAGGGTTTACAATCAATTCAGAACCAAAGAATCCATTCTTTGACATGATATAGGCAAGCAGGTCATTATAAATACTATTCATAGTCTTTACATTCAACTTACCAGTCTTAGTCATGTCTCTAAGGTCATCAATTACAGCTCTGAATGATTCAGTATATTGAGGGAAATATCTTCCTAACATCCTCTCTGTCTGTTTAAGACCCAATGTATAGAAAGCTTGCAGGAATGGAAGTCTACTGCTTAATAATTCCTCTCTAAGAATACTTAAAGCATCTTCTGTATGTACATAGCCTTCAGCCATTTCTATAGAGTCATCAATTACATCAGCATTCTTCAATGGGAACTTATCATTGGTCTCTATTTGGTCTAACAAGTCTTTCACTTTCTGCATCTTCAACTCTGTATCTGCAATAGTAGGACCAGCAGCACCTCCTTGGGTATCAGACCTTGTAGCCTGTACTAATTGTCCTAAAGCATCAGCAGAGTTCATAATTCTCTTGAACAAATATCCAACTGCAACTTGTTTCTGATAGAACTCAATCTTCCTGAAATCAGAAGTCTGAGACCTGTCAGTAACAGCTTCCTTAGCAAGCATTATATTATCTGCAAGCTCTTCAATATAGAAGCTATTATTCTTGTAATTGTCGTAGGTCAAGTCATTATTAAGAGCTGCCTTATCTTTATATTTACCAAGCACTTCATCAATAATAGTGTCCTTGCCTTTACCTTCTCTACTTTCTCTAAAATAGGTTTGAGTAATCTCTTGAACTATAGGTTGCATCATTAACAGACCTATCTCAATAGGATTATAACCTAATCTTGAAAGAAGCATAGAAGCATCAGCAGTGAAAGTATTCTGATTAAGTGCTACAAGCACAGGGTCTTTAACATTATCCACAGAAGCAGCCAAGAATCCAGCATTATTCTTTGAGATAAATTCCTTGTCACCATTCATAATATCATGTAAAGATGTAAGTCTCTTTCCATTCAATACAAATGAGCCATTTTCTTCATCCAAAGCCAACTGAGTATGTTGCATCAAAGCATGGTTTGCATTATGGTTGGCATAAATACCAATCAATTTAGCACCAGTCATATTCTGTTGATGCAATACTACTTGGGTTCTTGGTGATAATGGGTCCATTTTGACCTTTGTTTTCTCTGCCAACTTATCAAGAGTATCAAGGTTTAAGTCAAATAGGTATGAAGCAATAGACTTAGGATAAGACTTTCCACCTTTCTGTACAGTCTTATTAAGTTCTATACCCATATCTTTTAATGCTTGAGCCAAGTCACTCTCATAAGAATCATTAAGAATAGTCATTATTCTTGCAGACTTCTTCTGATAATCAAAACCACCTGGGTTGAGAATCTTTGAAGCTGTATCTGCATTAGTCAGAACTCCATACATCATATCTATCAGCAAGTTATTTCTTGCTTTAAGACTATTCTCCTGTGGAGATTTATTGAAGTCATACTTTACCTTTACAATCTTACCCTTACCCTGAGAGTATTGCTTTCTTCTTGACTTGAACCACTCCTTGAATCTGTCTCTTGCAGTTTCAGAGAACTGGTATTTTCTGACACCTTGGTCTTGAACAAACTCAATATAATCATCTATATCAAGCTCATCCTCAGGGTGTTTTCTTTGATAGTCTTCAAAAGCAATTCCTATGTTCCTATCAATCTCTTCTACAATGTCAGCATTAGCTGGGTCAGTATAGAAGTCATCCCAAGCATCCTTGATTCTATACCTATCCAGTATTCTAAACTCTGGCAACATGATATACATCTTATCCACATCAAAGTCAGAACCTGATAGAGTAGTAATCTCAGCAGGAAGCATGATTGCAGAACCATTCTGTTGAGGAAGGAATCCCTTAATATACAGAGGAGCCATTGAGTATTTATCCTCTGTTGGAACTCTATATCCAATCAACTTTCTCAAATCCTCAGGAAGTTTAGTTACATCAAGCTGGTGAGTATTTGGGTCCATGAGAGGCTCATAGAACTCTCTACTATATGCAGGCATATAGCACTCAAGATACTTAATCCTCTTGTTGGCACCTTCACCTTCAAACACTACATGAAGTTCATCAGTCAAGCCATAGTCAGATACCTGAATTAAAGCTCCTCCTCTAATCTTCTGTTTAGTAATTCTACTCTTGATTACACTATTAAGAAGTGTCTGTACTCTTTGAGATTGTACAGGGTCAAAGAGAGGTATATTGAAGTTATTGTTCTCATCAAGAGTACAAGCCCTCATCATATCCATACCATATCTTTGATTACCTCTTATCTCTTCAAGTAAGATTTCTTCTACCTTCTTTGGGTCTTTGAATATCTTATCTACATCAGCAAATGCTTGAAGAATATTCTCAGTATTGATGGCATTATATAGGTCAAGCCACTCTTTCTTAGTCATCTTCTTACCATTAACCTCAATGATTGTGTCATTGTCATCAGAGATGTCAGCAGTAATTAGCTTTCTAATCTGAGTACCTACCAACTGAACTGCATCAATAGCATGTTCAGGAGTTGCAGTCTGAATACCATAATCTTCATAAGATACCTTATGTACCACATTAGGATTCTCATTACCAAATCCAATACCTGTGGTATCTTTAAGTCTTTGAATTACATCAGCCTCTGTATTAACATCATTCAAATCTATCACACCTTGTTTTCCAACCTTAGTAGTAGATTCAAACTGAACTACATCAATCTGATTATCTTCCATAAACTTATTTATGGCTTTCAGCTTGCCTGACCTTCCTAAAGGACCAGCAATTAGTTCGTGCATAGCAAGTAATAGGAACTCTGAGTTCTTATGCTGTACAGGAGTCTTAATTCCAGTATGACCTTCAATGCCACTGTTATTATTGACTTGTGTATAAACATAAGGCTTCTTAGTCTGCCAAATGATATTGAAGTCTTTAATATTCCAATCTCCATTCTTGAAGTTGTTATATGCTTGCTCCATATCATCTGTCCACTGCCCTGACATACCAAGTATTGCCCTATAGGAACTCAAACTTCTGTAAGCCTGAGCATCTGCTACATTCACATTTCTAAACTTGCTGATGATATTATCTCTGTCTATCTTGGTCATTTCATTTCTTCTAACCCTTTCATCAAGTACAGTCTTGATGTCTTCAAGTACAGAAGATACTATCTCATCATCCTTCAAGTAAATAGTTCTTTCCCAATCCCTACCAATTCTCTCACCTTTATAGGTAGCCTTAGTATTCAGTCTAAGGGCAGGAGCATGAACCTCCTTATATCTTTTCTGAAAGTCCTCAAGGTTCTTATAGAAGGCAAGGTCAGTAGTAGTAAGCTGGATAATTTGTGAAGTAGCTAACTTACTATTCCAATAGTATTCCCTAAGTGCATTCTTAGTATTATTCTTAACAAACAGGCTTCTTGAGATTGACTGAGCATCTTTCAATTCCATTTCACCTCTTGTTGCCTTATCTGTCAGCAGATTCTTAATCTGCTCCATTAGGCTATTGGCTTCCCTACTATCAAAAGCACTATTATTGTTATAGGCTCTAAGCATCAGTTCCATATTGGTATTCCACAATGAACCTAAGGCATCTTTAGCCTTAATAAGTGCTTTTGCAGTTATTGCATTCTGCTTGGACTGACCTTCAAAAGGAAGATACTTGTACTTACCATTAGGAAGCTCATCCAATAATCCTACTCTCTGCCAATCTTTGTAGGTCTGTTCAAAACCATCCTCCATCATGTCATTAAGAGTAGTTCTTAGGAAGTTCCTAAGTTCAGCACCAGTACCTTTGGATTTAAGCCTGCTTAGCCTATCAATGAATGTCTCTCCATTGTCATATCTGAGGTTGTTAAGTGTAGGAAGGAACTTAAATTCTGCACCTCCCATACTCTTTATACTACCATCTTTCTTTCTGACAATATCATAGTTGGCAATAGGTTCTACACTCTTATCTCCACTCTGATAAGCCTCATCTCTTTCCCTAACCAACATGATTCTATCATACTCTTGATTAACCAAGTCTACTAATTTGTCAAGGATAACATCATCATAGGTTCTCTTCTTGCCATTTTCATCAAGTACATCACCTGTTGTGTACTTTCTGAATCTGATAAACTCAGCAGAAGGGCTATCTGAAAGAATAGGAACATGATACCAAGCATACTTTATACTTGACTTTGCAGAATCAGGGTCTCCCCAATATTCTGTAAGAAGAGCCAGAGTATAATCCAAATCATCCCAATTAGTATAGTCTACCTTATCAGAGTTCAATACTACTTTATGGTTAAGACCTCTTCTCAATTCATCAGACTCTGCAAGCTGTCTTAGCCAATCATTTCTCCAATGACCATCCTTAAAGAACCACTCATAATCCTTGAACTCAGTCTGCATAAACTGTTCAAATCTCTCCTTGTTATTCATAACATTCTTGAGGTTCTTAATAAGCTTACCTAAATAGTTAGGAGTAACATGAGAATAGTAAGACTTATCATTCTCTCTAACACTACTTTCAATAGCATCCTCAGTAACTTCTGCCATCATACTTGCAATCATATTGTAAGCAGAGCCAAAAGTATTGATAAGGTCTCCTCTCTTCTCAGTACCATCCTCTCTTGTCTCAGACTTGACTTCACCCTTCTTAATACCACTGAATATGACATTCAATTGTGGTAAAAGAAGCATGATTGGGTCAGTAAATGTGATACCTGGAGCTGTCTTTATATCAGTTAATGCAGTTTTCAATACAGAGGGATTGGCATCAATACCTAACATATGAAGCAACTTCATTATGGTATTCCATACATCTTCTCTCTCCAAGAGTTGAAGTCTGGCTTCTGTATCAAGGTTCTGGAACATATTGTTCAATGTCTCAGTCCATTGTAAACCTTTAGCTGCATTATCCTTGTTTATTTCCCCATTCTTCTCATACACACTATCATCATCAAGCTGTACTCCATTCTTATAGTTATCTCTCCAAGCATCAAGGAGATAATATACACCTTCAGGCTTATTGATGGCAATAGTCTCCATCTTAAAGGTACCATCGGGCATCATCTTCTTCTTTTGAATCCAGTAAGGCATAAAGTCCTTTCTGAAGTCTTGGTAGAATTGAGAGAACAAAGTCTCATCACCTTGAAGTAACTTGGTTACTTGCTTAACCCAAGGCTTGATTCTTTGCAAATCCTGCATCAAAGGAAGCATATCATCAGAGTTAATCATGTTCCTTAACTTGTCAATGAAAGTAGCATGAACATAGTCAGCATCAAGGTATCTTGTGAAACCTAAATCATCCTTTTCATACTTGCCTCTATAGTCAAGTTTAGGTACTTGTCTGATTACTTTTCTTACAGCTTGTGACAGAGACTCATGTGAACTTACCTGTCTGAAATTAGTCATCCATCCATCCTTATAAGCCTCTTCTTGTCTCCAATCCTCTGCTTCATTATCTACCTCACTGTTACCATCAGGGTCATCATCATTAAGGTTTGCATCAGCAGGTGCAATGTAGTTAGGGTCTATCCTAATACCCTCAGTCATTACAAGTAAAGTACTTGCTTCCTCAGCAAGAGCCTTATAGACATAAGGGTCATCAACTATCTTCTTATACTCCTGATTCTTATAAGCAGCTTTCTTCTTGGCAGCTTCTAATTTCTGCTCATCAGGGAACTTATCTGCACCTCTCATAGAATTGATTGCATTAAGTTCTTGCTGTATTCTACCCTCTTCTGTATCTTGTACATAAGAATTGAAGATGTTAGCTACTCTCTTGAATATACCAGCAGGAGTGTATTTCTTTATAGCAGAGAATCTATCCAAGCTATTAAGCTCAGCCTGTAATTCTTCCTTCTCCACACCACTGGCATCATCAATTCTTCTCTTCAAAGAATCAGTCATTTCCTGCAAGGCATTATCAACTTCATTACTGAAGAATCTTGCAATAAGTGTCACTCTATCTCTTCTTGTTCTTGGGTCAAAGAGTAGGTCCACCTTCTGCTGCTCCTCAACAGAAGTAATCCTTGGAGTATCAAAAGAACTGCTAAGTGCCTCATCAAGCTGTTCAGTAGCCTCACTACTTCTCAGCTCCTTAATAAAATCATTGAGTTCACTACCTAATGGAATATCCTCAATAGACTTATTATTCTTTTCTTGCCACAGCCCAACCAAGTTAAGTATTGATTGCTCTGTTTCATTAGGAAACTTCTTAGCTAATTCTCTAATTTCTGGTGTTATAACTAAACAACTCATATAATTAAAAGTATTATTTGTGCAAAGGTAAGGAATTTAATTGTAATACACAAGGTATTATGGGAAAAAGTTAAGGAGGAATAAGTGATTAACTTACTCCTCCTTATAAGATTACTCAACAATGTACTTGACACCATTGAATATGAGCCACTTGATAGTGTTGATATTAACTGGTCTAATACCTGACTCTTTATCAGTCTTAGTAATATCCATATCTACACAATCATATCTGCCATCTCTTGATTCAAATTGAATCTTATAGCCTCTAAGAACTCTATCTTCACCCTCTTCATAAGGAAGTACAGGGTTATTAACCAGCTCAGTAATAAGATTCTTTGCTGCGTTTGCAACACCTTTCTTATTGTTCTTAACTGTATCAATACTATTTGAGAACTGCTCTACAATAGCATCAATCTCTTCCTGTAATTTCCTCTTACTCTTAGGCTTATCCTGCTTCTTGAAGCATACAGTAAATACTTGACCAGAATGAATGTTCTCCCAAATGCTTCTAATACCAAGAGTACCATCCTTCTTATCTTCCTTAGTTACTTTTACTGTAGTCTCAAACAGGTCGGCAGAATTAGTATAGTTCTTTAGGTAGCTCATTCCAATCTGGACTTCTTCACCACTCTCAAAATGAGTAAGCCAAGCATTAGAGCCTGATACTCTGTTCACAATATAGTGAGAACTCTCACTAATAATGGAACCTTGCTTTAACTGATTTATTTGCTCAATCATATCCAAATATTCTATTAAATATATTCTTCTTTTTGCCTAATATATGTTCAAGTTTAGCTTGATTCTCTTGTATGGCAGCCGTAAGTTCAGCCACTTTCTCTTCCTTAGACTTACTTAATTCACTAATAGTAGAATTAAGTGATTCTATTTCATGTTCAAGCTCAGCTATCTTCTTGTTATGAGATTCAGTAAGAGAACTTATAGTGTTATTATACTCTTCCTTTATAGATTCTATCTCTTTGTTATGATTTTCCAAATACTCTCTATCTAAGGAATTATATTTTTCCTCATACTCCTTTTTAAGATGCTTATACTCACTTAGCTTATTATTCAACTCTTCTCTATATTCTGCATTAAGTAAGTCCTCCACCTTGGCTCTTACATCCTCAAAACCTACTATTTGGCTGGAGGATTCTAAGATGTAGTTAGGTGAAGCATCCCAACCAGTTTTCACTATACTGGTAGTTACACCTTCCTCCACAGCCCTTAATAAGGAATGAGTATTATTGTAGGCATTTATTATAGTCTTTACCATTCTTTCCTTATTAAACCCAATAGCAGCATACTTAGTAGTTACTATAACTCTTGCATTTTTCTTATACTCTTCAACTTCATTCAAGAGTTCTGTTACCCTGTTTTCAGCATCATCCTTAGCTTTCCTAAGCATATCATACTCAGATAAATCTACCTGCACTGTTGCCATATTAAATAAGCTTTTCTATATTAGACATAAATGTTTCAGCCTCCTGCTTAGTAACACCAATAGTTTTGATGTCTTCCTGCAATGCAGCAATTTGAGATTCCTTCTTTGCAATCTCTGACTCCATTTCTGCATAGAGCTTGCTTGCATTCTCATGTGCAGTCTTAAACATAGACTTAATGCTTGCCATTCTTTCACTGAAAGATGGTGTAGCTACAACTGATTTCTTCGTACCAAAAGCCATACTTTTTTTTTAGTTATTAATATACTTTCTTGCAATAAATTCCTCCATTAGAGGTTCTGCTAATTCCTTAGCCTGAGGATGTGGAGCACCTGTAGTACCTCTTGCTCTCAGGTCAAAGAAGTGATTCCAATCAGATACAAATCCAGTTACAACCAATTCTGTCTTTAAGGAGTTAGGCAAGACAGCTCTTGCCTGCTGTGGCATCCAAGGGTTGTTTCTGAATCCAGATTTATATCTCTTATCTGGTACTCTCTCATCCCATTGCTTTAGTAGAGCAAAATAGGTATCTTCTGCACTTTGAAGGTGCTGTAGATACAACTTGTCATACATACTGCAAGGGTCCCATCCTTTGTTAGAATCTTCTCTAATTTCAGGGCACCATTCAGGAATAATGAAGGTAAGCTCATTACCAAACTTATCCTTAGAATAGTTACAATACCTTGTACTTTCCTGAGCAAAAGACATTACTCTGTGCCTTACAAATTCATGTGACACACCTCTATCACATACAAAGTGTACAGTGATTCTCTTCTCATGGAACTCTGTAGGTTCACAAAGATATTGTAAATCATCCATCCAACCATTCTCTACAAGAACACGGAGATTTGTTGTAACAGCACTTCTATCTCCCATTTCTGATTTTGCAATATCACAAACTTTAGAATATTTGTTATGTTTGTATTTACCAGAATGAGTTTCAAATGGAACTAACATGTAAACAGTACCATGTTCAAGCATTGCACCATGACCACTTTTAACCATTCTATCTACAAATGGCTTAGCAGAATCTTCTGTTATCTTATCCTCAGACTTATAACATACTCTACCTACTCTCTCAATCTGTTTATAAACTCCTTCAAGACCAGCAGGCTGATTCCATATCTCAAAACTTGGCTTAATTAGCTTCATTGCAGAACTCTTTTAACTCTTGAACACCTAACAGACCACTATGTCTTTTTACAACATTTCCCTCATCATCTACTAAGATGAGAGTAGGCACTGTTCTTACCTCATACTTGGCTACAACATTGTAACCCTCCGCAGATTGAACATCTACACTTTCATGTGGAATACCTGCAAGTTGGAGATTACTCTCCAATGTCTTACAAGGTCCACAAGTTCTTGAATAAATCTTTAATACTTTCATTATACTTCTTTAAGTTTAGTATGTTTACCACAATCCTCACACCAACATTCAGCATTATCAGTTATGTCATCTACATACTCATTGGTATTAGCATTTACCCATGCCTGTACCTGAATATTGGGGCTACCACATTCACTGCAAACATATCTATGGTTAAGACTATTAGGAATGTATAAAACAGTTCCCATTAAGTTTTTATGGACATCTACATCAGGAAATGCCTTATGAAAGGCTTGTAGATTAAAAGGTCTCACAATGAGATGAATACCTTGTTTAGTAGGTATTTGGGCATAAATGTAGTCATATCCTACTTCTTTAAGTGCCTCTACTGAAATATCAGAACCTTTCTTTTTCCAAGCCTCTGCATATAACTCAAAAAGTTTATCTGCAATAGCATTCATCATAGATACATCATCTATATCAACTACCCATTTAGGATTTCTCGACTTCAATTCCCCTGCTGCACTATTGAGTATTCTCCTTGGGTCTCTTACAGTACCCTTCAGGTTATACTCTGCTAACTTAGCAAGTAATAGGTCTTGCAGATTCTTGAAATCCTTTCCAGCTACATTGATATAGGCTCTTGCACCATAATGTTCACAGAGAAATATTACCTCTTCTTTCACTCTATCAAGATGCTCTCTACTTCTAATAAAGTAAGTTTTGATTGCACTTTCCTTTACTTTCTTGTTCTCACCCTTATGGTCTTTGGCTCTCTGAACAATCTGTAAATGAAAGAACATATCATTTGCTTCATTGAAGTAGAAGAGACCCTTGATTAATTCAAAGTTGTCTATCATATCTTATGATTCTGTTCCACTTGAGGGAAAGTTATCCACACTTACTGTACCAGTGATAGATACAGGTTCTGAAGGATTAGTATTTAAGTAGGCATTAGTAACCCTTACAGGCACCTCTGATACAGATACTGCACTTAACTCTACCTTCTGTGCTTTGCCTTCTTGACCAGACATAGTGTCCTTAATATCCTTCAAGCTCTCCTGCATTCCAACCATAGACTGACTCATATTATACAATAACTTGTCAGTAGTAGATGTAACATTGTTAATATCCACATCTACAGATGGTGGAGGAGCCTCTTCTGATTGGGTAGCTGCTCTATAATCTGCTGCTGTGCTCATCATACTTTGAGCAATCTTAAATGCCATACTTGATATGAGAGTAACCTGCCCATCATCCAATGTCAAAGGATTTTCCACTTTAGCCAATATACCCTGCAAAGCATACATTGCAAAGTATTCTCTTGGCTGTAATACATCTATATCAATATTCTCTTCTGTACCTGCATCTCCTCTGGTAGCTACTGTACCTGAGGTTGCAATAATCTTGGCATCTACAATAAACAGATTATGGAGTTCATTACCATCAGAACATACACCATTATCATTGAAATAATACATTTTTTTTGTACTTGTCCAGAGTATTTCTCTGTAACAGAACTTATATCATTCAATTGAAAATTAAGTACATAGTTACTGACTGTTCCACTCAACTGTCCATTAGAAGAGAATGCAAGGGAGGCACCATTTAATGCCTCATCCTTGTTAAATTCTACTAATTGAATCTTAGTTGCTGTTGCCATATTATTCCTCTATAACTTCAAAGTCATCAACATTCCAGCCCTTTAAGTCAAAGATAGCATTGGTCTCTCTCTTTGATTTAGGAGCTATATAATCCCAAGCCTTTTGAGGCAATACAATCTGCTCTTCAACTGCACCTTTAAGGTCACAGTTTGAGTAGTCTATATCCTCAAAATATTCACCATCTTCATCCTTTCCAGAGTCAGTAATCTCATAGTCAGATACCTTAATCTTTACAGTTTTACTAAGGGTGACACTTACTGTGACCTCAATTTCCCTTTCAGGATTATCAACCTGATTCCAGGGTGCATTAGGGTCATGTTCTGCCCCTGGGGGATAATATCCACTTTCAGTCATTTCTTTTTCTTTCTTTTAATGTCTGTTACCAAGTTATTCTCTTTAATCAGTCTACGAGCAATTACACATTCAAGATTCTTAGGCATGCTGATATGCCTTCCCTTATCATTCACATAGATAGCATGGTCTCCATTATGTCTATCATAATAGAAACCATTGAACTCTACTATCTTTATGAACTCTCTTGATGTATATTGTCTCATTATTTCTTCACCTTACTTCTATTAGGCTTGACTGTATTAGGAGCTACATAAGCTCCCACTTGTGTCCTTACTTGAATTGTCTTTGCCATCTTCTAAAATGTTTTTATATTTCTCATAAGTTTTTCTAATTACCTCTTCCCCTATAGGATTGGGTCTTTTTGAGTCTCTCTCTATACAGTCTTGAAGAGGTGTAAGGAAGTTCTTAAATTCAAGGTCATAATTATGCAGATTAGCCCAGTTTTTCCAATACTCTATTTCCTTATTATTAAGGTTCATATTGTCTACCACCATGTCTAATCTGAGAAGTATAGCTTCTTCTACAAAACCATCCTTCATGGCAGCAACCATAGGCTCTCTACTGGGAACCCAATACTTACCTAACATATTTCTGATGTCATCATTGTTGAATCTTACTCTATGTTCAGGGTCTTCAAGTACCCATTGTTTAGCCCATGTAGTTTTACCACTACCTTGAATACCTCGGCATAAAATTATCTTTGGCATTGTCTTTCCTCCATGTATTCTTTATGTTCTTTACAATACTCACTACCTTCCACAACAGGCTTCCCACAAAAGTGGCACCTCTTCTTAGCATTAAATCCTAATTCAATACTTGACTTTACTGAATCTTGGATTACTTCTCTAATAATACCAAAGGCAGTATTCAGTCTATCATTCTCAAGAGGTGTAAGTACTCCCTTCTCAAAGGGAAAGCCTACCATACCTTTTAACCTCCAAAGTATTCTATTCCTTTTCTGCCATCTCAGTTGCTTCTCTGTCATATTATTTACTCTTACTGACCACAGAGTTCAAAACTAACAAAGCATCTCTAAGAGTTTTCTTTTGAGCAGAAGTACAGTTACTCAATTCACCATACTCCTGTTCAAAAAGATATGACCTTAGATGGTTAGATAGTTTCAGAGTCTCTTTAGCCTTTGTTTTAACACTAACTTTAATCCCACTCATCTTTCTACCCTCCTATGATGGACTTAGAAAGATTCAATGTACTCTGCATCAGGAAATGTAGCATAGGCATCATCCCAAGCTGCATCTCTTTCATGCTCTACATCCTCATCATACCTATTACTATAGGTTTCTCTATGCCCATCTTTGAAATGAATTATAAATGTCATGCTCCACCACCTGATAATTGCTCTATCCTGTCATTGATATACCATATAGCCTTCCTCAAATCCTCAATTTCCTTCTGATTATCTGTAAGGCTTGCATCCTGCTTATGTCCTGCCCTAAGTATATACTTAATAGCATTGCCTAAGCAAAAATCCATGTGTCTTGTTATATCAATCACCTCAATCCCACATTTATCTTTAAGCCATGTATAATGTGGAGGATGATTAACATTGTCCACTTTCTTTTGTTCCATTTTCCCAGTCTAAAAGTTTCACAAACTTGTCAAAGAAGTCTTTGTACTCCCTGACATACAACTCACCATTCTCCATCCCTTGATAAATCAGAGCATTAAACCATTCTCCAGATACAGGATTCTTCATCCTGCACCTGTAGAGTGGCATATACTTATGACCTGTCTTAGGATAAACATAGGTCCTACTTCTAATCTCTTTTGTCCTTAGTCTTATTACATACCATGCACCTATCACACATAATATGAATACCACTATAGGAATAGCTATTCTCCAAGTCTCCATACTAATGAACCCAACAAGGGGCAATTTCTGGCACAGCTTTAATAGTTACTTTCTTACAGAAGATTGCTGCTGCATACTCCATACACTCACTTAACTTCTTAGCTTCCTGCTCTGCAATTTCCTCAGGTGGTTCTATCAGATACTCATCATGTACATCATTAGGGATGAGGACTTTGAATATAAGACCATCATTAACCAAATGATTAAAGTATCTAATACCTGCTATCTTAGTCATTGCAGCAGCAGTACCTTGAGAAGGATAGTTACATGACTGATTATCAGAAGCACTCTTTCTCTTCCATAAGTGTTTCATCACTGACACATATACAGTCTCCCTGTTAATATCAATGAATCTTTCCTCTACCTTACCTGCCTTTTTAACCTTATATGAATACCTAACAGCTATTTCTTCAATAGGGACACCTTGGGCAAACTTCTTTGCAATTTCTTGCATGACAGGTGGTGGAATCTCAGAAATTACTCTGCCACTATCTCTCGCAGCTTTGTATATATCCCAGAAATCTTCCATACCATTCTTTCTCCTTTCAATACCTTTCAGTATAGGATAGTCATAGATATATGCCCTTAGTCCAGTTATCTTTGAGATTAGGATATAGCCTCTATTCCACATGTCTCTCTTTTGTACCTTGAAATAGCTTGCTATACCATTAAATCTCTTGAAATAGTTGTTATAAATCTCAGTTGCAAAGTCCACAGGAATATTACAATTAGTTGCCATTGTAGGAGCCTGACCATTATAATTGAAACAGAACCTTGCTTTCTTAGCCAAATCTCTAAGGTCTTTTCTTACCTTCTTGACATCCTTCTCTGCAACCCCATCAAGGTCTTTAGGGAAACACATCTTGGCTACAAAGGAGTGTCCATCTCTTTGGTTAGGGTCATTATAGAATGCAATCCACTCCTTATCATTAGATAACTCAGTGAATACATGTCCCTCTTGGTCTCCATAATCACAATCTATCAGCAAATGCCCCTTTTCAGGTACAAATGCTGCTCTTGTCTCTTCTGTGGCTGGAAGCTGCTGAACATTGACACTTTTATCATTTGCCTGTGTAGAAGTGTCTTTGCTTTCATCTTCCTCCTCTGCAATATCATCATCTTTAGTCTTACCTCCTTTACCTTTTCCCCCTGAACCACAACTCAATCTACCAGTATCCATCATTTGATTGAATGTTGGGTGGATTCTTTGTGTAACAGGGTTAATGGCATCAAGGAAGTTTTGACCAAAAGATGTTACCACCTTGAAAGCCGCTGAATATTCCAAGTATAAAGGAACAATACTACTCTTACTTGCCTGCAATTCTATAAACTTAGACTCTACAGACTTTTTCATCTTGCCTGTTTTCTTGTCTTTAACCAATAGGTTAAACCCAAGTTCTTCAAACAATCTGATTACCTGCTTGGAACTATTCCAGTTAATAATACATTGAGGTCCAGTATCAAACTCAGAGAATAATGAAGGTTGTGGTATTACCACATACACATTATCTGCAAGTTTGGCTGGCTTACCTTTCTTGTGAGTATCATAGTTTTTTGCAATGAGGGAAGGGTCATCCTTTTTCATTACATAATCTACTACCCAATCATTAAGTTTCTGCTCAGCAATCCTTAACCTCTCTGCATCTTTAGCCATCTTAGCCTTCCACTTAACAGGGTCAAGTTTAATGCCACAATATTCAATGTATGCAAGGACTCTTACAAACTCATTTTCAATATCAAGTGCCACTTTCTGACCTCTTGCATTGATAGTAATAAGCTGCAAGTTCATAATATCCTCAAGATGCACAACATCATTTGCTGCATAAACTATAACCTCTTCTGTCATACCTGCATGTATCTGTCCTCTGACAGTCTTGTCAAGATAGATATGTAAATATCTATCACAACAAGCCTGCAAGGACAAAGATACAATGCCAGGTGGGAATCCAAGAAATAGAATCTTCTCAGCTAAATAAGTATCATAGACATTTCTGACTACAATATGTTCCTTATACAGCCATCTTAAATCAAACTTTGCATTATGAATGATGAATAATCTGTCACTTTCAAGATATTCCTTATACTGCTTGACATCAATAGTCATACAGTCTATCACAACTTGATTTTCCTTATTACCAAGCTGAAGAGTAAGCAATTTACCTTGCCATATCTCTGTACCTGTAGTTTCAGTATCTAAACCTACTACTCGAAGAGGCTCTAATATTTTAAGAGACTCCTCTACAGAAATACATTTATACTTAGCATCAGGAAACTCAAATAGTTCTCTCTGACCAGTAACAAAATATATCATTATTCAAATGTTATAGTATATCCATAACCCTTAACAAAGTCTATAGATTTGACAACTGCCTTGGCTTCCTCAAGCTCATAGCCTACCACAATCATTGGACCTCCTGATGGGTCAATAAACTTATTTCCTCCTTGAACTTCACCTACTCTTAATGTAGGCATATCAGTTTTAAGTACATAAGTTTTTGATTCAGAACCATCAGGCTTAGGCATCTTCTTGAGATAGTTTACAGTTCCATATCTGGACCTAAGTCTTATAATATCTTCCATTATTTCTTAGAATAAGCAATAAGACTCTCAAAGTCAAAGACATATTTATATTTTTGGAAGAACAGACTGCCAAGGATACCATGAATCTGCACACCAGACTCTTCCTTAACAATAGCAAAGGCATCATCCAAGTTATGAATACAGAAATCACCTACAAATTCTTGCCCCTTATAAGTGATTGTCATTTCACAGAACTCAGTATTTACCTTATTACCTTCAATTCCTGTCACATCCATGTCTTTTGCCTCTATCTTCTTATGGTCAAGAAGAGGAAGAATGGAGCTGTTGATTTGAGAGATATTACTTCCAGTGTCCAATAAGAAGTTGAGTTTCTTATCTCCATTAAGGAATGTTACTACAGGCAACTCTACCAAATCCATAGCCTCCTTGAAAGACATATTTACCCTTTTGCTCTGCTTGCAATAATCTTCTACACCATTAATGATAATAGATAAGATGATTACTGCAAGCATAATACCAATTATTTCTAATACCATGCTTCATGCTTTTTTTTAGTTACTACTTGATGCCAGAAGTACCAAATCCTCCTCTGTTATCATCACCCAAGTCATCTACTTCCACAAGTTCAATACCTGAACTTAGCAGCCATTTAATCTTCTGCCACATAGTAGCTTTCTGACTAAGCTGTATTCTAAATTGACAGATTCTATCACCTGTTTCAATAGTGGTCTCTCTCATAGGAGAACATACATAGTGCCACTGGTCATCATTGCCATTATATGTGTTATCCACTACACCTTGACCACTTGGAATGAATAACCCCAACTTCTTAGGACCACTACTCCTTGAATCAATAATAGCTTCAAATCCTTGTGGTAGTTGCATTGCAACTCCAAGAGGAATATAATAGGTAGGAATTTCTATATCCCTATGACCTACTCTCTCTCCTTCAACAATCTTTCTTTTAAGAACATCAGCCTGTGGTGCAGGAATAGTGATATTTATGGCAGACCTCAAATCTATCCAATCACCATTCTCACTAATTACAGGCATACAGCCTCCAGTCAATACTTTTACTTTAATTTTTAGTTTCATGTTTCCAAAATTTACTTGTTATGTCTACCAACTCTCTACCACTGACCTTGTAAAATCTTTGATTGGTAGTCTTACTGTTAAGTGGACCAAACTCTTCCTTATAAGGTCCAAGTTTTATATAATCAAAGTTGCATAAGTCAATGTCATTACTTAACTCTTGTCTTCCACTATACCAAGCTACCTTTACAGAATCATAATGGTTGATAATGAAAGAAGCCAGAGTGTTTATCCTATCTGGCTCTGCATCACCTCCCATAAGAGCTATACAGCTAATCCCACTATTCTTCTTGATAAGCTTTCTCACTTCATTGAAAGTCAATTCAGTACCAATATCCTGTGCCAAGTAAGAGCTATGACAGCCCTTACACTGACATGGACAATTAGATATGTTGATAGCAAGAGTTACTTCATCTGGCACTTCGGCAAAGACTACTTTTGCATCTACATACTTTAGCATATCTCACTCCTTCCATCACTATAAGTTCTGTGACTTGCCTCAATCTGCCTGTCTTTACCAAATGATTTGATAGGTCTGAGATAGCCAATCACCCTTGTGTATTGGGTAATGTTCTTACTATGACACTTTGGACATTCAGTGATAGGATGCTTAGTAATGTAGCCACAATCATCACACTTACTATTAGGAATATTAAATGTGAAGTAGTTGGTCCCATTAACTATTGCAAAGTCTATCAGTTTGAGATACTGTTCCTTGCTAAGGTGGTCTTCAAGATTGATATGAGCTGCACTGCCTCCATCAGTATATTGGTAAGTCTGCCTTCCATGAAGTATAAACTTATCAAGTACCGAGGTATTATCATGTGCATCATAGAAGTATGAATTGTATAGATTCTCATCCTCAGGAACCCAATATCCATCTTCCTTATCCCAATTATAATTCTTTCCTCCTAACCCTTCAGCAGGAACTACCTCAGAATTGAATAAGAATGGTCTATTGGCATCATGGACAGAATGTATCTTATTCTGCTCTTTGATAGTACCAAGAACCAGTTGCAGAAACTCAATATACTCCTTATTGTTACCAACAGTCATACCTAAGAATCTTGCTGCTTCATTAAGACCATTAATACCAATGGTACTATATAATTTATTTATATAAATATAACCCCCATTAGATGCAGCAAACATTCCTTTATCTTCCATATCATAAAGCATTGTTTTATATGCAATATGGTACTTGTAGACTCTTTCCAGGATACCTTTCAAATAGGATACAAAAGTACTGGTTTCTGTTACTAACTGTTTAGACTCTGGATATGCCCACTTTTTACAACAATCCTGTACAATCCTATTGATATTAAGAGTGATTACATTGCATGAGCCAGTCATCACACCAGTAAGACCTGATGTAGGATTGAAGGTATTCTCTGCAAGCTCATTCCTCAACCTACAACAGGATGCAAGACTATCAGCACTATCTGAAATATAGGTAAAGAATGAATGACCTTCTGCATACATTTCAGCAGTAAAGTCTTTATAGTCTTTGTCTATAATATCATTGGTCTTAGGGTCATACACCATAGCCATAGTTTCTACAGGGAATGTGAGAACCTGTTTGGTTCTCAATTTATTGAAGAACTTCATAAACAGCCTTTGCAGACAGTCTACTGCTTCCCATTGAGGCTTAGTACCATCAGGATAATAGAACTCTCCAAACAGTGAATCAAAGTAAGTATGGTCATAATAAGATACATTAGTAAATGGACTTTGATATGACCTATTGCCAGCAGGCTGATTCACACCATAGATAAACTGTTTGAATGCCTTGTGTATAGCATCTCTTACAGTCCTTTGTTTATTACAATGGTCTGTAGTAGTTACTACATCCAACTTTTCATACCAATTAGGACCAAATTCCTGCACAATGTAATAGTTGAGAGCAATAAAATATTCACCTACTGCCACTGCACCCTTACACTGAGAGGATAGCAAGAAAATAAGATTGGTTACTTGACCACTGAATGATTGCAAGTCATTAGGAGGTGTTGGAGTAATACCATCAATATTACCTACTCCCTCCATCATAAGAGGATACAGACTCACAGCCATACAATACTGCTTCAAGACAGGAGTGGTTGCTTCATCATGTGTATAAATGACATGAGAGTTCAAATCCTCTTCATACTTCTTGGCTACTTCAGGGTACATTTCATTCAGCTTGTCTTTCATTCTTTGCCTCTGAATAACCCTATTAGTAGTCTTATACACTTCACCCTCAAGGTTGGCAACATTCTTCATAGTTACATTTGCATTGGCATCTGTCTCTGATGAAGTAGCTGCATTCTCATTAGATTGACTGTACTCATTCATATAGTCAATTCTTTCCCTAATGAATCTTGCCTGCTTATGCTGTTCCCTATAAATAATATACCTCTTTGCTACATCAAAGTGTTTATCATTCATAAGGACATCCTCAACCTTATTCTGTATCTCCTCAATACCTATAGTATCTCCTTCCAAAGTGCCAAATAAAGCACCCAGCATATCATACAGGTACTGAGGCATTTTCTTGTTGCAAGACTTAAAGGCTTTTTCTACGGCACTTATAATCTTATCAACATTAAATTCCTCTATACTGCCATCTCTTTTTACTACTTGCATATTACAATGTATTTAACCATTCTCTTAAATCATTAGGACTATCTTCATTAATACCCACAGGAACTCTTGGTCTGGAAGTGAGATAAGAAGAAAGCTCTTCTCCTATCACAAAAGGACTTCTCATTTCTATTTGGTCATTCTTTCCAAACTTCAATGTACCTACTGCCTGTGTAAATGGACAAGTCCACACCAATGGGACAAGGATTCTCCTATTGACTACAATGAAATCATAGTCAAGCAGCTTGAAGTCTTTGAAGTACTCATCCTTATCCATATTCTGCCTTATAATAGCCCAATATAGTCTGGCTTGAATATCATATCTCCAATCTACAAAGGATTTATAGAAATCCCACTCTGTATGGGAACTTGTTTTCAAATCTATTGGCTTTACCCACTTCTCCTTATGATTGACTATGATTAAGTCAGCCATATTTCTATACTTTACACCATTGAACTCTCCTTTGAACTTCAACTGATAGAATCTTTCAATGTCTGGTTCAAATGGATTATCCTCTGCAAAGTAGAATTGAGTGGGCTTGCTCTCTTTCAATGCTCTTACTGCATTGCACACATCTTGATAGGTCTGAGTATCAAGTATAGCCTTACTGCCTGCTATAAATAACAGGTTATAGTAGTCAGCTCCTTTCTCCTTGATAACCTTAGCTCTTGTCTCAGGCTTCCAGTTCATCTGATAACTCTGATATTCAGTCTCCTTAATGATTGCATCATCAGGAATTGTGATAAGACTCCTATAAGAATCTCCATACTGACTGAACAAAGATTTTACCATCTTTGTAATAGAGTCTGGAATAGAAGGAAACTCAGCAACTATAAACCTTTCATCAAACTCTTCTTGACCACCTGTGATAATGCTGTCTACAGCACTGCCAAAAGTAAGAGAAGGTGTTTCTAACCTGTCAAATAATTTATCCAAGTTATTGAATCCCTCCCTCTCATATCTTGCAAGGGTTGAATAGCTTAATGCTGGGTCTGCCCTATATGTTTCTTCAGACACATCCCAAGATATACTTCTTAAAGATTTCCTCTCCATTAATAATAATCTTGATTGTATTCCTCACTACTGAAATCTTCATACTCATCCTTCTGCTCTGGCAACTCAAGAGCCTCACAATAGGCATCTATTTCTGACTTCAATTTCCTCATTTCTCCAAGGTCTGCTTTCAGATACTCCTCTTTAGGATTTTCCTTACTGAGACCTTTCTTTACTCTGACAAGAGATGAATCAACTAAGAGTTGGAGAGACTCAAAGTCCCTACTATTCAAGAACTTATGTGCAAGCTTTGCATCTCCCTCAGGCAATGAGGAAATCAAAGCCTTTATTCTGTCTATTGGTTCTCTATTATCCATAACTCTTGATAATTTCTATTGCCTGCAAGAGTTGTTTCTTGGTATATACCTCAAAATAGATAGACTTTTCACCTTTTTCAGTGTATAGGTTATCAAGATATTTTATAAACATCTTTTTCTTGATATAGAATACATCATTCTCTATTCCCTTGGCTTCAATATAAACATTGAGGTCATTATATTTGAAATAAAAGTCTGGTGTATATCTGATACCAACAATTTTACCTGTTTTCTGAATTAGTATCTTTGAAGCACGGTTGTCTGTACCTTCTGATAATCTTTTGATTTTCTGCTTGTCAGTCTCCTTATCATAGTATGGGGTAATAGGCTCAAAACCCTCCCATAAAGTGAAGGTAGTCGGCTCATATTGAGGTTCAAACCCTTGTTGAAGAAGAGTATTGTATATGCTCTTCTCCAACTGGGATTTGAATGTTATACCCTTAGAACTACTCTGTGTGGCATTCCTTATTTTCTTATTTGCCACTGTCAAACATTTCTTTAAGAATGTCTCTTGTAATTCTGCAAGCAATCTTAGCATCCTCAATAGTTCTGAATGCTGCAAAGTTCCTATAGTTCTTAATGTGGGCTTTGTTAGCCTTAGTGATTCTACCATCAAGCATAGAGATTACATAAATCTCAGGACTCTTCTCAATATGGTCCTCATACTGCTTGTCCAACTCAATGGCTACTTCTCTAAGTACCATAGAGAATGCAGCAGCAGGAAGAATAGTATCTACACTATTGAGATAGTTATAGACCTTCTCAATCTTCCAACCAAGTCTGTCTGCAATCTTTTGTACATAATAATTCAACCCCATAGGAACCTTAGTAGCAGGACAATCTTTAGTTGTATCCTTTGCAGGCTTAGTGGTAGTAACAATACCAGCCTCAAGGAGCTTAGGGAGAATGTCCTTAGTTACCACAATGTGCTGAACTACAGTACCCTCACCAAAGAAAGGGTCTGCTACCTTAGATACTTTAGTCAGAGTGTCTCCAATCTGTACTTCCTTACCATTTGTCAAATAAATCTTTTCCATTTTTTTTTGTTTAGTATTAATACTCTTCGTACCATTTTATAGGCACACCATAAATCTCTTTTACCTTATTACTTATATCAACAAATAACTGATGTGGCATCTTAGTACCACTCCTTGCAAAGTATGCAGGATGCTCAATCTCTATAATATGATTGAGCCTGTCATTAATATAAGGTTTGAAGGTTTGGGCTTGTCTGCCAAACAATACATATACTGTAGCTGTATTATATTCAGACAAGTTCTTTAGTAATTTAGCTATGAATGGTCTCCATAACATCACATGGGAACCTATCCTATTCATTTCTACAGTGAGTGCAGAGTTTATCATTAGTATTCCTTGTTTAGACCAACTCTCAAGAGAGTTGTCAAAGGTAATACAATAATGTGGAACTTCAAAATTAATTGCTGCTTCTTTAACAACATTTAATGAAGGAGATAAGTTATCCTCATCAACTTCCTTTCTATTCCCAAATAATACTCCAGTTGCTACTCCCTTTTGTGGATAGGGGTCTTGACCTAACATAACTACTTTCAAGTCATTGAGAGGACAAAGCTCAAATGCTCTGAATACATCAGATTGGGCAGGACATAATGGCTTCCTCCTGTATTCTTGCCCAACCTTAGCCATTACATTATTAAGCTCTGTCCTATCAATTACCTTCATCCAATCTCCAAAGTATTCATCTAATGTCATATCAACATCATTATGTCATCAATATTGTCAATAAGGCATTCATTCAGTGCATCATTAGAGCAGGCAGATGGAGTAGGTTTAATAGGTTCTACAAAGAACTTATTGAAATTATCTACTATGACCTTTACTTTTCTGTCCTCTGGGTTACTGCTGAAACTGTAACTGTTTCTTGGAAAATCTATATCCCTACTTGTATAATAGGGAATCAATTTCTTGATGATACCTTTATTAATCAACTTATCAGACTCTAAGAATACTTTGGGACTGACATGGCACACAGGTCTGTAATAGACCATAGTATTACCATTGTCCTCAGTATGTACACTTCTTGCAGTTAATGTACATAATAGTAATGGAGTGTAGCTCTCATCAAAGATGATACCTTTACCACCATAATACACTTCACCCTTATTGGTAGTTATCTTCTGCAATCTTTTACCATATCCCACATTAGTAAATAAATGAGTTATGATACTATCAAAGGTTCTTCTTTCTTGGCTTGGTGCATTATCATATAATGGCAGTATTATCCTTTTGATTCCCATAATTGTGGGATAAGCCATATTGTCTGAAACCAGCTTTTCAAAGTGTCCTCTTGCAATCACAGGTATCTCTACCTCATCATTGTTTACTTCAATGACAAGGCTTCTTCTAAATACATTGTTACTATCAAGAGATAGATTCATTTCAAGCTGGTCTGGATTACCAGACTCAATGCTATTGAAAACACCCATTACATTATATGCAAATCTTGGGTTAAATTCCATTATACTTCAGTTTTAAGATACATTGTTTCTGCATTATATGTGGTAAGGAATGGCAGGTCTCTGTCAATGAGAGGTTCACATTGATTAGCACAGAAGTTTACAAACAAATTAACCATATAAGATGCAATCATATTTGCACAGAAGGTAGTTTGTTTATAGGAGCAGATAGTTTCATCAGCTTCTGCATCAGAGAATAGGAACTCATTATTGTACCTATTGATGTTGTACTCATCATCTCCCTTGATACACAATACCTGAAACTCTTCTGCTGCTAATCTACCATCAATAAACAAGCAATTCTTTCTCTCCTCTTCTGGTTTGGATTGAACATGATTTACCCATTTATTAAAGAAAAGCCTTCTTGCTTCCATGTTATCAAAGCCACAAATCATAATGTCTGATGCCTCAGATTCATCAGTGAACCTTTCACTTATTGCAAAGACACTACTATAGCCAGCATAGTTCCTAATCATCTCAGCCAGTGCAGATACCTTAGGTCTACCTAAATCAGATTGACCATATAACTGACCTGACATATTGACAGCTTCCACTATGTCATTATCATAAATAAACATGGAAGCTGGCTTCATTCTTGCCAATAAGAAGCCTACATAGCTACCAATACCACCTACACCTGCCAAAATGACAGTCTTCTTCTGAATGTTCTCATACCAAATGGCAGAACTAAACCTACTTGTAGCCTCATCCACAAGCAAAGTTGCAGAGTTTGTAGGTATCTCCTGATGTGCATCTTCTACAGCTTGGTCAAGGATAGCTTGTTCTTCCTCTGTCAAAGGTGAATCATTATCAAGATTCTGAAGAGCCTCTTCATACTCTTCTACTGAGTTGAACTCTTCAATAGCTTCTGCTAAAGCTCTCTCAGATTCTGCTACTCTGTTTTCTATTTCACTATTTGTCATAATACTAAATACTTTTGAAGTGCATCAATATACCCTTTGATATAATCATTTTCAGGAAGTTTTGTAAGCTCCTCTATCATATCATGGGCACAAATAGCACAAATTTCTGTTTCATCAAAGCCAAGTTCTTCTAATTTCTCATCTGTTATATACCATGTCAGATACTCTGCATAGGTCTCTGCCCATATCTTGAAATTATCCATGCCAACTTTGCCTTTACCAAACCTCTTTTCATATAGTGTAGGCATTGACTTAGCCCATTTAGTAATGTCAATCTTACTATCATTAGAAATGATAATACTACCTGTAATCAATTGAAGCACAAGAGATTTCAAAGTAACCTTATCAAATGATACCTGACCATAAGGTATGTTATATCCCTCTTCAAATGGCAAGTCATCTACATCATCAAAGAGAGTTCTTTGATTCAAATCCTTCTTATCAGCTTCCTTCTTGACAAGATTTGCTGGACCTGCCTTTGTACCATAGGAATTAGCAATAACAGACTTATAACTACCTTGATATACAGGTGTCTGAGCTTTCTTGGCTTTCTCTGCCCTTTCTGCTTTAGCTTGCTTGATTTCCTCAAGCCTTGCTGCCATATCTGGAAAGGAATAATTCTCACCCTCTTTCTCTATTTTAAGGTAGAACCATTCAATTTCATCTGCACTACTTACATATTCCTTAGTATCATGCTTTTCACCATCACCAAAGAACTCATAAGACACAGACTCTTTGACCTGCTTTGACTTAACCCTCCTTGTAATTGCAGCAGTATAAGTACCTGCATTATTCACAATGAGAGATACAAAGTTATTTCTATCCCTACCTTCCTCCTTTAGAGTAGCAGTATCTGTTCCACTAAAGAAAGTACTCATATTGTTGTGGGAATGTATAAGACCCATTTGACAATCAAGTAGCTCAGGATTCTCACACATATAGGCTATCACATCAGGATTCATATCAAACTCTGTATAGGCTTGAGTACCAATATCCATAATGTAAATATCCACACATCTTATTACAAGGTCATTATTTTCAAATGAACCTTCATGTGTAAAGAATAATGTACCTGACCATTCAGTACTCCACACCTTTTGGCAGGCAAACCTTATCTTTCTCTCCACTTCTGCTGGGATAATCAGCTTATAATTATAAGTACCTGACTTCTGTACCAAACTGATTACTTTCGTGGGTTGCTTTGCTTCTTCCATATCTATAATTTAACACTTTAAGTATTGTTGCTAATATGTATAGTGCAGTATGAGTATTAAGAATTATACTCTTATTCTCATTCCTTACCTCAGCAATATCTGTAATATCAACAGTGACCTCTCTTCCCTTGAACATGCAAACCTTCTTGCCTATATATTGGGCATAGTTATTTACATTGTTTCTGCCTTTACCATAGTAAATCTTCCCATTATCTATGATACATTCTTTCAAGATACCTTTCCTCTTCAATTCTGCAAACTTGGCAGTTAGCTCCTCTTTATTAAACTGGTCATTATACCACTTAATAAATTCATTGCTAATAAGTACAATAAACTCAATAAGTGACATACCAATAGAATAAGAGCCATTTACATAATTGAATTTAAGTTTCTTTGAATTGATAAAGCCTCTTACAAACTCCTTCAACTTATCAGAACTAAGAGCATCTCCATAGTAGTCTGGCGATAGATATGTAATAAACCTGTCTACCCCCATCTCCATGTTACCAGTACCTAACTTTTCCAAATATTTATAAGGTCTGCCAGCAATGGATTCTACAGTTACATACTTACTTAGCTCAAGACAAAACATATTCCACATATCCTCATCATAATCCCTATTGAGGGCACTAATAGTACCATTGATGGGACCACTACCTGTACAAGGATTCTGAAAATTGGCAAAGTTATTTGTAGGAATACCACTGATATGACTGTGCATATATCCACTACTAATGTGAAGCATAGTATATTCTGACCTGTTAAGTGCAAATCCACCATTCAAGGTGCCATTATACATTACTTTCACCTTAGCCCACAGATGGTTAATATCCACAAATCTGTCATGCTCATTAGTTACCCTTACATGAGGAAAATGTACAAGAATGAATATGCCATTGAACTTAGCATTACCAATTCTTTCCTTTACTGTAGTACTTGTAAGCACATTTACAACCTTTTCTACCTGGTCTCCAGGTAAATCAGTAATAGCCCATGTTTTATACATGCTCCAGTCATTGCTGTTCATGCTTACAATATTACCATCAGGAATATAAGTAGATAAAGGCTCTATATTCATCCAAGATTTGAACTTGTCCAAACTCCAATATCCCTGCATATCAACTTTATCCTCTCCAAAGAAATCATTGAATATGCTTAATACTCGGAGTGGTCTGTTCATCAAGGAGTTATATAGTTCTTCTATCTTCTCCTCAATTAATTTAATTGTTTCTCCACTCATATTACTGTAAAAAAAAAGTAGGTAAGGGGGCATTTCTAACCTCCTTACCTACTGTTACTTACCCTTGTTAATTGACACCCATTCCTGCGAACATATCATCAATCTCATCATCAGAGTAAGGAGAAGCTGACTTAGGCTTATACTCCTCAGAGGTTGCAGTAGCTACAGCTACTTCACCCCCAAGAATATCAAGCACTTTCTCTTTCTCATAATCTTCAATTGTGCCATTGTCCTCAAGAATTTCCACCAACTTGCTGATAGCAGCTCTTGCTACAGTATCAACACACTCACCACCATTACTTGCAGGTGCTACAGGAGCACTTACTTCAGGAGTGTTTACAGGTGCTTCCACCTTTTCCTCCTTCTTAGTCTCAGCCTTAGCTTTAGGAGCAGCAGTAGCAGGCTTTGAAGCATTATTACTCTGTATCAATGCAATAAGGTCAGCAGTCTTACACATAGTGAAGTTCTTACCAAACTTCTTTACACAAGCATCTTGCAAACCCATAGATTTAATAGCACTATATGCCTCAGCTCTACTCATTGCAACAGCACCACTTCTAATTTTCTTGTTGGTGTTAGTAAGCATGAAAACCAACTCATTTGTGATAGTGCCCTTGTAAGGAACATCATGTGGCAGAACTGAAGCATCATTCTTCAATTCAACCTTTGATGTACCTTCAAAGAAGGTCATACCATCATAGTCAATACCATTGGCTCTCAAGTCACTCTTCAACTCAGCAAGGGTCGTAGCTGATGACATGATAACACTCTTTTTCTGATTCTTAGTCTGTACGACTGTAATTTTTCTTGCTTCCATGTTTTCACTTTTTTTTTATAAAATTGGACTTATTGAAACTTTAATCTATGCAAAAGGGCAAATCATCCCAATCATTGTCCTCTTGTCTTGAAGAGTTGAATAAAGGCTTGATTATTCTAAGGAACTCATCTTTGCCCTTAGCCTTATACAAGTCTGAAATATCTTTCCCTTCATTAAAGGGTGGTAATACTACATTAGTAAATCCTGTTTCCTCAGCTAACTTTTGAGCATCTTTTAATCCTGGCTCATCATTATCTAAGCAAATGAAGACTTGTTTATATCTTCTTTTCAGTTCACTAATTGCAGTATCACTCATCCTATATCCCTCACCTTGAATGGCAAGAGATGGAATACCTGTATTAGCCCATAGGCATAAAGCATCTTTTAATGATGAGCAAATACATATTTGCTCCCCATATTCAGGTACTTTAGTCCACAGGCTTACTACAGAATTGTCATGCTTGTTACTCCACTTATAACCAGCTTTATTGAAAGGCTGATATATCTTTAGAGTAACTTTGCCTTCCTTGTGTTCTACATAAGCATAGGCATACTTATCAGCTCCAAACACATATCTATGACCATCTTTTGTGACAATCTTATGAGATATGGGATAAACCTCTGCATACTTGAGCCATTCCAAAGTTATACCATAGGATGCCCAATATTCAACATCATAGTTCCTCCAATCTCTGACTCTGCACTGCAAGTCTGTATCTTTGTTGTAACTATTTGTACTTCTCACAGTACAAGGAGTATATGAATGAATATTGGCACCACCACAAAACTTTGAAATGTCCTCATTAACCCTTGTTAGAACTTCCTTATAACCACAGTTCCACATATGACCAAGCAGGTCAAACAGACCTCCTCTATCCCTCGTGGATAAATCTGTGTAAAATATTCTTCTACCATCAGTAGAATAAAGACCAAAAGAAGGTCTCCTGTCCTGTCTAAGAGGACTATTTATAATACAAGGAACCTCTGTGACTCCTAAGTAATATGACAGAATGTCTGCTTCTGTCACTTTACTTAGAATATCATCAAGGCTCACAGAAGATTTACCTTTGCTGATTGCCATTGCTTTTTTTTTAGAAATTACTACTTACTTACCAAAATCCCAAGGTGTACCACCAGCAGTATCACCAGCAGGGAAAGGCATATCACCTGCTGCACCAGAGTTACTGAGGTCTGTAGATTCTACATCATACTCCTTCAAGTCACCCACAGTGAACTCAGTAGCAGGATATGCACCAGCAGCCTTTCTTTCCTGCAAGTCTGCATCCAACTTACTATAGTCAGTGATATTGTTCTTCAAGAACATCTGATTATAAACAGCCTGATACTGCTTGTTATCATCAGTGGTTCTTACACCAAACAATACCTTAACCTTGTTATTAGGCTGCAATGCAATAACATCTCTCAGCTCCTTGAAATTACCCTTGAAGTACTCAGCAATGCTCTCAAGTCTTGCTTCACAATCCTCAGGTTTGTCTACCATAACCCAAGTATTATTGACATACTTCATTACATTAGGAATGTTGAGGTATGCCTTGATGAAGTTAGTCAATTCTTCTTCACCATGAAAAGCTGGTCTATAGTCTTTATCAATGTTGGCAGGACCATTCTTATATACAGGAATTTCATGTGCCTTAGCCTGCTCTACAGTAACCCAAGCAGTTCTACCATACTTATCAATTACCTGTACCTTAGAACCATCTCTGTTCATCCTGTATTCCTTTCTGATGAAGAAAGCTACCTTAGTAGTAAATTCAATACCACCACACTTCTCAGCATCAGTCTTAACAATGAAGTCAAGTCTGACATTCTGTACCTTATGCTTGTCCTCACCTACCTCAACTTCACCCAAATACTCAGGGTCATTTTCAAGCTGGGTATTATACAGCTTTTCAAGTTCTGCCTTATTAGGATTTACAGCCAAAACAAATACAGGAGCTACACCTGTATATCTCTTTACTGCATTGCCCTCAGTAGATTCCTTACCTGATGCAAATGCCATAAATGCAAAATTTGTCTTTTTCATTTTCTAATGATTTTTCTTGTTCTTGATTCTATTTTCTTACACCTTGATTACTCCTCAAAAGGCAGTTTGTCACCAGCCTCTGTACCTTTATTGAAGGGATTAGTAGGGTCAAAAGGAGCCTCTTCACCAGCCTTTACTTCTGTCTCAGGTGCCTTCTCAGTATCATCTACTGTCTCAGGAGCAACATTGTCAATAGTAGGCTCTTCTACATGAATCTCATATACATTAGCCTCTTCATTGAATACTACTACACCAGCCTTAGGCTCATACTTAGTAACCTTTACAGGCTTACCATCCTTATCAACCTTACCTGTATCTTCTACCTTCTTGACAACCAAGTCTTCACTTGTGAGACCACCTGTCAAAGCCTTGACACCCATCTCATGTCCCTCAATTTCCTCAGTCAGAGCATTGTACTCTGCATTGAGTTCATCAATCTTGGCAGCAATCTTATTCTTCTTCACTACCAAAGGATTAACATTCTGTGCAATTCTTTTTACACCTGCAAACTGTCTTACTGTCAATGTTTTCATATTTTCTTACTATTAAAAGATTTGTAATAACTTTCTTTCTTGCCCCATAATATTTGATGGATTGGGAGCACTCCATAGCTTACATACTGTGAACTTTCTCTCATAGAAACTTAATGCAAAGTTAAAGCAATATGCCATTAATTGCCTATCTCTTAATACATGTGTTACAAACAGGGCAGTCTCATAGTAAGGCTTGCCCTGTTCTATGCAGTATTGCATCAACACCATATTGACATCAGTTTCAGTAAGTCCACCAAAGGCAGCCAACCTTGATATTCTTACAGTCTCATTCCTATCCATAAATCTCCCTCAATTTGTCTACTACTATAGACAAATCATTAGGAATCTCATCAGGAAGGTCATCCAATGCACCAAGACTGTCTTTAGCAGGATATTCTCCATCAAACTCCTTGACAAAGTGCTTGATAGGTCTCTTGTTTTCTGCATCATACCCTACCTTGCCAAAGAGGATAATATCAAACTTACCCTCAGGAGTAATATAGTCATCAACCATCTTTCCAGTGGTCTTGAACTTATAGGAAATGGAGTCACCATTCTTATCCTTATACTCCTCATAATGGGCACAGCAGATAATGTTCTTATCCTCAGGAAGTCCCTTAAAGGCATCAAAGATGAGACCCATCCCATAACCAATCTGCTTAGGAGTGTCCCATCCACCCTTCATGGCATTAGCCATATAGAAATCCTGTGCAAGATAATTGAAGTCATCAATTACAATGTTCTTGAAAGGAGACTTCTTCAACATGTTGATAATCTCTGTTACTGCTGCAAATCTGTCAAGACCTGTAAGACCATCTACTTGCACCCTATTGCCTGTACCAAGGGCATTTGCATTTACAAGTTTCTGTGTAGGCTTGCCTACATTCTCTACTCCAATGCTACCTTCAATCAGCTTAAAGTTAGGGTTAGGAACACCTCTGCCAATACACTGGATAACATAAGTTTCCTTTGGGTCAAGCCCCTTAATACCTAACTTCTCCCTACCACAATAGGAAGTGGTTTTTCCAAAGCCTGACTTAGCCAAAACTAAAATCTTTGCCATTGTTTTTGTTTTATAATATTACTTTTACTTGAAAAGGGTTGCAAACTTATGAAATATTTTCCACCTGTGCAACTTTCTATTCATTTTATTTATTCCATAACTAAAGAAAGTCTTAGCAGTTCTGCTCTTCCTTGATTCCATATAGTTATATACTCTTTGTAGTGCTTCCCTATCATCAGGTCTTGGGAGTTCATAGAATGTACTCACTGCACCATCAAAGAATAAAGGACAGATTTGACCATTTGCTCCATAGTCTCTATCTTCAATCACCTCCATGAATCTTATATGATTCCTGAACTTAGTTATATCATATCCTTCATACTCTCTTAGCCCATACTTGAATGGACTATAGAGACCTATAACCATATTGGCATCTCTGGTAGTAGTCTTACAATCTGCAAGACCATCAGAAGATGGTTTAAGCTTATTCAGCTTTTGGTTCTCAATACCTTCTTGAGCCTGTGCTTGATGCTGAATTAATACAAAGATGAACTTCAATTGATTTCTGAGAGTAATGCCATACTTACTCATCTTATCAATAGTTTCCATCTTCTTCAATCCACTTTCAAGAGATAGATTTGAGGCATTATCTATGATGATTATCCTTCTCTCCTCTGGGTCATCTGGGGTATAAGGATTGTCATTGTCTACCACATCTGCATCTATGATTTCATCTGTGATAGGGTCTTTCTTCTTACCTTTCTTGAAGTTAAGATGTCCATGAGACAAGGCATAGTCCCTACAGTACTTATTGATTCCTGTAGGGTTCCTTTGGTCATCAATATACTCAACCATATCCTCAAATGCCTTGATATATCTCTGATACTTATCAGATTCAAGTAATTCAAGAATCTTCTCATCAATAGGATGGTCTCTATCTGTACTTTTCAGTTCAGTAGGAGATACCTCTATCCCATCCAATCTAAACAATAGATGACACAAGAACTCATTATACTTTTCCTCTGGACTCATCTCCAAAGTAAAGTAGAGAACCTTAACTCTCATCTCAGGATGCTCCAGTATAAAGAACAATGGTTCATATACAAATAGATAATCACAGAACTTTGATTTACCTACCTTTTGATTGGCAGTTACTACTATGAATTTAGCAGTTTCAATGCCTGGAACCCATGCTCTAAATCTTGGAAAAGGAAAGGGAATACAATTATAAAGTCCATTAAGAACTCTCTCCCTTCTTAACCTCAGATTTCCCATTACTTGCTTAAATCTACTCATAATCAGTTAATTGTAGAAGTCCAATCATTTCTTAAATTCTCTTCTTGACCAGCATTCTCAATGTAACTAATCAATTCTGAGTCTCCCTCAACCTCACCAGCAGCACCAACTTTCTCTTTGAATATGAAATACTTTAATAACCTCATATATGTATAGTTTCCATTGAAACCCTCCACATACTTACTGGTTGCCTGTATGATTTGCTCATCAGTATAAGTATTTCCATACTTCTTGAAGAATAACTTTAATCTTCGTACAATCAAAGCTACTCCATCTGCCCAATAATAGTTAGTGCCATCTTTTTTGCCTTTAGGAAATATCTCTTTGAGTCTTGTAGCCAACTGAATTAACCTGTCATTAGGCTCCTGTTTCTTATCAGAATCCATAATTACAGAATCTATTACCTCAGTGCCTTTATTAGTAAGTCTCCATCCAACCTGTTGGAACAAGTCATTCCTATTAGCAGTTATATAGCCCTTCTTAATCAGCTCCTTCTGAGCTACATCAAGGTCAGCATTATTATGGATGGCAAGCATCAAGAGAGCCTCAGCAAGACTAATGTTGTTCTTCTGACATCCTTCTTTACTTAAACAAATTGTCATAGCTTAATGTCATTAATACTATCAACACTTATAATAGAATCCTCAGAATACTCTTCTATCATCTTCTGTACAAGTTCCTCTTCTCTTGTATCCTTGAAATAAGGTATGATGATAATAGGAGATTTGTGTCTAAGTATTCTACCAACTCTTTGCTTTACTACAATCTCCGAACTATTCAAGTTGCAAAATATACCTATTCTACAATTAGTCAAGTTCACACCTTCATTGAGTATATTACAGGCAGTAATATGTTTAATCTTGTTAAGATTAAACATTTCGAGGTTCTTCACTGAAGCCTTATTCTTCGAGGTAATATTGTATTTACCTAACCTCTCTGACTGTTCAATACTACTACAGAAAGTCAAAGTCTTGTAATTCCTGAACTTGTCAAGAAGAGATAGTACAAGGGCTTCCTTCTGTTCAGCACACCACTTCAGCCTTTTGCCTGCTGTTGAAAGCCATAAGTTCTTTATTCTCTCATTTCTTGAGTTAAAGTACTTATTCTTGTACCACTCTATAAGTGAAGAGATACTATCATAGCAACCTTTCTGGGTGGTGATTATATCACGACCAAACTTCTTAACCTTATAGGTATAATTAGTAGTGTCCAAAGTCAAAGGCAGTAGATATACTGTAGGCTCAGGTAATACTTCATCTTCTACAGCCTCCTTGAGACCACACTTAATGACCTCAGCCTTGTGGTTGTAGATGAAATAATCCCTCATGTCTCTCTTAATAGTGGCAGACAATCCAATGAAAGACTCATTGATATGGATAGTCTCCAATACATCAATTCTTGCTTCTGACAAATGCTGCATCTCATCTGCCACTACTACATCAAAGTATGAGTTCTCATAATTCTTTAGTGACTCATAGCATTCAATGGTAATATAGTCAGACTTGATACCTCCCCATTTCTCAATCTCATCCTTCCAAGTCTGTTTATGCACAGTCTTAGCTACAAGAATAAGTATAGTAGTAGGGCTTTCATCATTCCTGAATACCCTATCACATATATGATTAATGAGGTCTATTGCTACTTTGGTCTTACCCATTCCAGTTATCAACTCAAGTATCAAGTACTTAGCCTTATCTATCTTAGACAAAGCCAAGCTATTCACTTCTTCTCTTGTCATTTCTACTTACAGTTCCTTTTAGTTTGTTAATGTAGTTAGGGTCTTCTGCATACCCTATGTCTGATAAAAACTTATAGTAATCATTCGGAGGTTTGTATCTATATTGCACATAGTCAAGATATGCAACCACACTCTCAGTCCAATGGTCAAATGTATAATACTTGTGTTTCTTGCTGTTATACAATCCAAACAGGTTATTATCATTCAGACATAAGTCTGACTTAAAATGACCAGTTTCAAGTACAGCTTGTGCATAGACTATCTGAGGATGTTTGACTCCATAATATTCCAATGCTTCTATCAAGCCTTCTTGAGGTGATTTACTGAAGAAGTCTGGTTGCTCCTCATTAACTATATGCACCACCTTTATTTCAGGTGGTTCATCTTCCTTCAAGTAGGGTAGTACCTGTACTACCCCAAGTACTCCTACTGCAAAGGAGATGAGTATGTTGAATACTCTCTGTTTCATACTTCTTTTGTTAAATAGCAGGCAACAGTGCCCAATATTCTATGTAATACATTCTCCTTGGATAGCTCTATAATCAAATATTCATATCTGTGATGAGGCTTTCTACTGGCAAGTATGAAGAACCATATATGGTATGCTATGAAAGCCATGATACCTATAATAGGAATACAATAGATTATAAAAGCTATAATTAGCATCCATACAGCAACATGGTGCTCATCCACTCTATTCTGATAGTGGTATTCAGCAAAAGTAGTGCCCCTGAGTGACCAAATAGTCACTACAAGGAACACTATACCTAATATAATCCATCCCATAGCTTACTTACTAATGTCTTTGAATATAGTAGGAACCTGCCCATATACAGGCAATTTACCATCCCATTTCTCAATCCACATCTTCTCAAGAATTGCAGGAGTCAATGCTTGCTCTCTAAGCTTGTTAGCCTCTGCCTCAGCTCTTGCAGCTACCAATAATTTCTCTGCTTCTGCCTTAGCCACAGCTACCTCATTATCTACTTGCATTTTCTGCTGAACAGCTTTATTCTTAGCATTGATAGCATCTTCATAAGATTTAGGGTATGTAATACCAGGAGTTAGCTGTTGAAGTTCAAAATTCTCTGCTTCCAGTGCTAACCTTACTCTGTCTTCAAATGATTTATCTACTTCACTTCTCTTTGATACAATCTCATCTGCATTATAGTTATTGAACTCTATTCTGGCAGCATCCTTGATTGATACAAGCAAAGTATGATTAATAACCTCACTCAAATCCTTTCTATACTTTTTGAATACTGCTGGAGAGCCTCCATCCTTAATCTTAATGAGGGCACTTGGGTCTACCATGAACTTAGAACCATCCTTAGAGTTCACTTCAAATGGAGGATAATCTACTGTCTGTACATAAGTAGGATACTCATATACTGTAGTGGTCCAAGGATTGTACCATACAATACCAGTCACCAAAGAAGCATCATCTACTCCCTTATCACTGCCATACAGGTTTACTTTGATACCTTCACAACCTGCATCTACCTTCTCCATACATGATGTCATTGAGAACACCATAAACAAGGACAGAAGTCCCAAAATCAATTTACTTTTCATGTTTTCTTTCTAATTTAATTGCTGTTAAACACTTTGTTCTGACTGATAGATATAATGTTGCCACTACCATAAAGAATCCTATCACATTCTCAATGGTATTAGGTGCTGAAATCATTTCAAGTCCTAAGGTTATTAGGATAATGAAGATTACAAACCATACAGCAAACTTTGCTACTACTTCAGCTTTCATACTATTTCAATTACTTTCACATTGTCAGGTAATGTCTCCTTGTTCCAATCCTTATATGAATTGGTAAAGTAGACTTCCTTATAGTTTTCACTGAGAGTGGTAATGCCTTTGGGATTGACCATGTGAGTTACATAGATAATTCTCTCCCTATCAGGATAATGGAAGCCAAGTAATTGTGCAATGCCTTTGAAAGTACCTCCACCATCACATAAGTCATCAATGACTACAAATGGTAGATTGACATTCTTCTCAATGACTTCTGGATTTTCAATCTTAAAGCCAGAGAGTTGTCCTGTCTTTGGGTCTCTCACTTTACTGCATATTACATCACTATTAGGGTCTCCACCATATCTCTGTAATGCACCTTTGTCAGGATATACCCTTAGGTATCCTTCAAAATCTGGCATAGGAGCAGCTATGTCTCCCCAATATTCATCAACAAGGTCTTGCACCTTATGTGAGTGAGGCTCAAGTACATGAACTGCTTGAGGGAACATATCATTTATTACTTGTGTAACTACACTAAGAGAGAATGACTCATCATAGCTGATTACTCTATCCATTCTCATACTCATAAGATAGGCAATATTCAAACCAAACAAGATACCTTGCCTATTAAGAATATCACCCACCTGCATAAGAATAAACAAGTCTGTAGGATTACAAACCCTGCATACTACAGTTAAATCATCCTTTCTATCAATGCCATTTAGGACAATATGAGGCTCACCATCAGGAAACTGTATAACCTCATACTTTACATCACTCTTTTCAGGTCTAATCAGATTTAATATTTGCATAGTCTAATACATACTTTAGGTTGTTATATGCACTCTCCAATCCTGCTCTATCATCAAGTAACACATTGAAATACTGCTTCTTACCTTTCCATTCCCCTATTAAGAATGGAGACTCATTCAAGTAATCTATCTTAATACCTTGAGATTTACAATATTCCAATTTCTTTTGTTCCTCTCCCTCTGGGCATATAGTCCAAAGGCAAAGGATAATCTTGGGGTCATTAGAACATCTCCTTAATAACTCTAATACTTCCTCACAAGAACTATCAGATTTCACAGGTTTGATAGTATTGTCAAAGTCTATTCCCACAATAATGTGGTCATAATGCTGATATTCCCATAATAATCTGCGGGCACATCTCTCCTCATTAAAAGGATGCTTAAATGTCCCCATATACTATAGACCTATCAACAGCAGACCTAATCTCACTTAAAGTCCACTCCTTAACTAACTTGCCATCTTCAAAGACAGTCTGCAAATATCCCTTCTCTTCCTGTTCCTTGGTTACTTGGTCCTCAGCTACATACTTGTCACCATCACCTTGAACACAGATAAGACCTTTCAATGATTTCTTGGTACCATCATCAGTCTTAGGGTCTTTGAAGATTTCCCTTCCTTCCCCATTAACTTGACACCAAGTAGCCTTCATAGCAAAGCCAAGAGAATCCCTACTCTTATACTGATAGGTATATGAACCTACACCAAGCACAAGATTAGTAGCTGCAAAGCCTCTTTCCTCAAGCCTCTTATAGATTTCTTTCTGCCTTTCAAGAGTAATAGAATCACCATAGATGATACCTACTTTAGGATTAAGTACCTTGTAGCCTTTCTCATTGATAGTACCACCAAAGATTTGCCATAGGAGTTGATATGCTCCTACAAACTCACTGCTATTCACCTCACTTTGCTCTTGGAAACTCTCAAAGTCCTCATGCTTATAGCCTGCAATGATATGTACTGGGTCTCCACTATCAGGTCTTATGACTAATCTGCCATCCCTTGCAAGGATTTCATCCTTCAACTTAGGCAGATATTCTGTCATTACCTTCCAAAAGTCCCAAGTATCAGAGACAATAGATACAAATCCAGTAGGATATACCTCTGTAATGAGTCTCCTGAATGTCTCCAATTCATCCTCTTTACCACCTGCACACATGACACTATGCTCTGTTGCTGGAACTGTAGCTGATACCAACTCCTTCTCTGCATCTGCACAGTAGTATTCCTCAACTGCTGCCACAGCAGGAATAGTTTCACTACCACAGAATGCAGTTAAATGTCCCATACCTGACATAATGGCAGCCTCAACTCCAGCCATGCCTCTCATAGAGAAGTCATGTATAAGGAAATTAAGGTCTACATCCTTAAATCCTGTCTTCCTTGCATGTCTTATCAGCTCTTTCTTATACAACCTTGCAGTAGTTGCACTTGTCATAGGCAACCACAAGGTAGTTGAGATAAGAGTCTCAAAGTAGTTGGTAAGCCAAAAGAAATCAGGATGAGTGTTGATGAATGTCAATGCAGGCACTCTAATAGGGCACAATGTACCCTCAGGCAATGCTTTGATTTTAATAGGAAGATAGCCAAGGTCATGCAATTCCTCAATGTGTTTTGTACCTACATTATTAGGTCCCAAGAATGTATCTACCCTTCTCTTAAACTCTGCAACTGCCACATCCTTAGGCTTATTGAAGAAGTCCTCTTGAAACTGCTTCATCAGATACTCTTTGATAAAGTATTGTATTCCAAATACAATAGCACCTTCCTCAGCCTCAGGGTAATAATGACAGCTTCTTGGAGTCCAATTAGAGTAGACATACTCTGTACCTTCAGGGTATTGCCTTCTATGGTCTAACTTATAGCCATCAGTCAATAAAATTGCTTCTTTCATGCTTTTTTTTTTGTTAAACTTATATTGCTTAGTCAGAGATTTTCTCTTCTTTAGTCAGAAATATATAATCAGGTAACTCCTTATGAACCCATCTGTACTCAGAATAGGTGATGTAATAAGGATTAACTTGTCTTTTCCCATTCTGTGCACTATACACATAGAATCTAACCCCTATACCTATTTCCTGTATCTTGGCAATCTTCATATAAAAATAAGATGCCTCATAATCTGACTTTGTTGCTACATAGACTGTAGCCTTTCTTGATTTGTATAAACCAGTTGAGATGTAGAATGTACCAAGAAGCTGCTTCTCATGTGTCTCCTCAGCCTTCTTACATATATCATACAACTCTCTTTTACTCGGAAGATTCTGAGTATTGAATTGTGATAATATAAGAGGTGATGGAACATAAGAACCTTCAGGTCTCTTGCTTTTCTTCTTGTAGTTAATGATGCCATTAGATAAGTAGAATCCTCCTCTATAATCTATGCTCTCTTTCTCTTCAAACATATCATAGAACCATTCTCTGAGATTATACTTCTCAGTACCTCTCCTACATCTTTGCAAGAACTCAGAAAATACTTTATCTGCTGGTCTGCCTACATTCTTTAACAGGAATTTATGCAAATCTCCGTGGAAATGATGATAGCCATCATCATACCAATCGTGAAAGTACCATCCAGCAGCTTTCTCACTGCCTCTCTTTAATATTCTCTTTCTTGGGTACTTCTTAGTCCATCTTGATTTCTTTCCATTCCTATTCCTATTAAGGGTAAATTCTATCATACTTCAAACAGTTTTATGTAAGTTCTCTTGCACTCCCCACTCCAATACCATTTGTTATACCATAATAGCACAATGTATTTATTCCTTGATGTGACTATATCAATCTTAGGAGAATACTTATTATACATTACAATAATCCAAATACATAGCACAATGAGGAGTAACACATTAAATGCTGTCATACTATTCTGGTTTAGGGCAACATACTACATATTCAAATCTTGAACAAATTCCTTTCCACATCTTATAATCATCACATGAGTTCTTCTTTAATGCCTTTGCATCAATGAAGTTACTTACACAAAGCATATCATACTTATTAGATGGGTGATAACTCACCCCAAGCTGTCTATCTAAGGCTTGTATAACTGCTTCAATGGTCTCACCTGATGCTATAAAGTCATCCACAACTATAAACCTTGTAGTACCAACCTCATCAATTCCTCTTAATGAAGAACAATGAGCACTTGTATCTTCTTCCTTCCTGACAATCAGGATATAGGTCTTAGTAGTTGGGTTAATGTTGTGTAACTCATTAAGCATAGCACCTGCAATCATGGCTCCTGATGTGCCTCTTGCTACAAAAGTAATGCTCGTACCTTCCTCAATGTCTTCTTTATATGTATTGAAGATTGCTTCTGCACTCTGTTGTATATAACTATGCTTCCAATGAACACCAAATGGATATTCTACGATAATAAAATGGTCAAGATGTATAAATTTAGGAACATATCCCATAGTCTCTTAGTTTTATCCTGCTTATTCAGTAGGTTGTAAAAAAAAAAGAAGGATAGGAATATTGTTAGTATTCCTATCCTTTACTATGAGAACATATCCAGTTAGTCCTCAAACACTTGATAGGTATATGATACACCTCCAAGATGTTCTACTGTTCTCTGCAAATGAGCTTCAAGTCTTTCCTTTTTACTCATTGCAGCCCACTTGCCAGGCTTAGACCATGAAGGACAAGAATCCTTATCAATCATATACTCATAAGCCTCTTTGCTCATGTTCAGGGACTGTGTAGCTGGTTTGCACTTCCTTGTATGGAAAGTGATAATCTCTGGATTGGTGTCATTTGTGCCAGTCACTCTCATAGTGTGCTTCTCCATCTTGTCCCAATCCTCAACTACTTTTGTTACTGTTCTCTTTCTGCCATTCTTTGTAGTAATGGTCTCTTGAGTTGTTTTAAGGCACTCCTCCTTGCTGAACATTATTCTTCCTCGAAGCTCAATACTCAGACTTAATTTGATTTCACTCATGTTATTAATCCTTTTCAGATTCTTTCTTCATAATTGCAGCGAGCATAAGGGCAGCCATTGCATCTTCTGCTGTAGCCTCTCCTTTGTCTGCCTTTTCCTTTAATTCCTCTGCCATTTTAATGTGAAGAGTATGTTTCAAGGCTTCAATAGTACCCATTAACTCTCTCACATTGAGGAATATTGCACTTGTTACAATCACCTCAACAGGTGCTTGCACTGTCTTGCCTTTGTAGCTTTCTACCAAGTTTTCAACAAGTTCAACATTGGTTAAACCACCATTCTCTTTGCCACCTTTAATGGCTTCTACAGCATTTTCAAAATGCTTCTGTTCCAGATTTCTTTCCAGAACCTTTTCTTCATTCTTTTCCATCTTTTTTTTTTAGAAGTGAAACAATAAATGTGGTGTATCTTAGGACTCGAACCTAACCTCCAGCCCAACAGCCAGTGTGCTGCCAATTACACCAAGATACAAAGACAAGTTACACATAGCAAATACCTACCAACACAAAGCCAATGTCAATAGCAAGAACCTGTTACTCCACCAAGAACAAGAACATCCCTCCATCAGTCAGACTTCATAGGGCTAATTATTTGGAATAACAGACTATCTAATGGCTGAGCATTAGATATATCACTTTTCATTAGCAATTATGTATATTCTATGAATAAGAAAGATACCTGCTATGTGTATTCAATAAGGTTAGGGATTAATATCCCAAGTCCTTATTTACTTGCCCAAAGAGTTGATAGTATTATAAATACCCAACAGTGAGTTAGGTACTACAATCTTCAACTTGCTGTACTCTTGAGACTTCTCATCCTTCCATGTCTTGAAGGCTCCTAATACATCTTTGAGTTCAGCTTGGTACTTTTGTGAAGCAGCCATATACTCTGTGTTCACCTTGTTAGTGGACTCATTGATAGCCTGTTCACAGCTGTACTTCATAGCATTTAGTTGAGCCTGTATCTCTCTGTGCTTCTTTTGAAGCTCAAAGAATACATTATCTACCTCTGCTACATCTACAGTAGGAGTATAGGTATAGATAAGAGCATCTCTACCTCTACCATCTACTTTGTGTGGGTGTTGGAGCTTATCTTTCAACTCCTTTCTTGCATCAGACAAGTGCCCATCAGGATGAATATACTTGCCTAATACAGCAGCCTCAGTCTCTAATTGATAGTATCTGTTTCTCTCCTTGATAGGAAGAGAAGCATAATACTCTACCTCAGTTAATACATGACCATAGTTAGGAGTTTCAGGCTTAACCATTCCATTCTCCTTACACCAATCCTCAAGGCTGATAGTCTGCAAGCCCTTCATCAGGTTCTCCTTAGCTTTGATACCCTCTCTCAACCAAGCTATAAGGGATTTGGCTTGTGCTACTCCCTCAAGCAATGATTGTAAGTCATTCAAAACTTCAGATGTTCCTCCTGTCTGAATGGTAGTTGCACCACCAACACTGCCTACCAATGCTACCTCAGCATTAAAGAAGCATATATTATTCAGTTGTGTCTCCACACCTTGAATATACTCCTTAGCTAAGTTAGCAATATGGTTAGCACTTGTAGAAGTTAAGGCTATTCCTTCTTCACCTTCCTTCTTGAAGAAAACTAAATCCTTTTGCATATCTTACTGTTTTAGTTATTCATGTAAATGTTTTAAGTAATCCTCATCTAAATCAGGATGTTTGTGTATTAAGAATCTGCAACTTATACACACTATTAGGTGAGCTACACCTTCTGCTGCTATAATTCCTATTACAATGTCCTGCCACTTAGGAAGTGAATCCCAGCTTGTCAAGAAGAGTATAAGAATAAGCATGGTTATCCAAAAGGTACTACAATAGATGCAGAATCCCAATGGATATGCTATAAAATGTAAGAACCTATTGCCACTTTTAACCATAGGTACAAACACTTTACTGTACAAAGGATAGAATATACCTAATAGTCCACCTATCACTCCCAATAGCATGAACTCAAACATTAATACATAAAACATACTTTTTTTTTAGTTAATACTAAGATTGTTTTGTGGAGCATAGGGGACTCGAACCCCTGTCTTACTAATCTCCAATAAAAGAATTTCACATGCTTACCTATTTGTTAGTGCAGTTGTTATCTGCTGGGGTTGTCTGGATTGACAACAGTTCCACCACTCTATTTAATCTAACAGAGAAATCTATTTAACTATCTAACCTCGTAAGCTCCTCCCACATACTCTAAGTAACCTCATTGGAATGATGACCTCATAGTATAGTCAGTTTGCACCTTTCTGTTTCCAAGTAAGTGCTACTCAGCCTGTTTAGGCAGCAACTCTATAAGAAGTATTGCCAGTTATTGTTTTTGATGTCTTTCCATCAGTCTTTGCATGTTCCCTTACCAAATAATTAGCAATCAAAACCAATCATGCCCCATATATGCAAATGGTGGGAGTTGCTGATTATTAACCAAGTTATACTTAATTAATCTCCCACCATTGTAATTTTATCCTACACTCCTTTCAGGATTAGGTATAATCTCCCATCCATCATCCCATTCAGGACCTTGTCTCCATCTCCAGAACTCTTCTGGGTCACACACTACACCATCTTCCAAGCATAACATGCCATTAGTGCATTGAGTTACCCACTCTTCTTTACTGAAGTATCTATGCCTTACTCTATGAGTCTGCATAGCCTTTAATGCTTCTTGTAATGTCATACTATTCCTCTTTTAAAGTACAATCTATGTATTTTAATTATATACAATGAAAATACCAG